AGAAGGTGTTATAGTGTTTTGAGAATGTGTAGTAGTTGTTGGAGAAGGCGTAGTAGTTGTTGGAGAAGGTGTTATAGTGTTTTGAGAATGTGTAGTAGTTGTAGAAGGTGTAGTAGTAGTTGGTGAAGGTGTAGTAGTAGTTGGAGAAGGTGTAGTAGTTGTTGGAGAAGGTGTAGTAGTTGTTGGTGAAGGTGTAGTAGTTGTAGAAGGTATATCTATATTATTATATGTAACATTTGTAATATTAATAGTATTATTGATTTTTCTTTGTACAGACTCGTTAAAATTTTGTATATTTAATTGTTTATCTGATAAAACCAATTGGTTGGAAGGTTTATTTATGGTTGAATAAATATTTAATGGGTCATCGACACACATATATATTCCTATATTAGAAACAGTTACTCCATTGATTTCATTATTCATACCCCATAATTTATTACAATCATTTATATTTGTTGATGTACAAAGAAAAAACGAACAATATAACAAGAATAGTGGGAAAAATTTCATTTAATTATTTATATATACTTGTCTTAAAGCGAAAATATAGAAAACAATTTAATTATAAATAAAACACTTTCTAATATGGTAAGATTTATAAAAAAAGATATAAAAATAAATATTTATATTTATAAAATGAACGTTGTTATAAAATGGAAAGACCATTCTCCAAGAAGCTTTATAAATAAAGTGATATATGAGCCGGTTCCAAAAAAAAAGAAAGGTAAAAAGGTAAAGGGAGTTGATTTTAAAATAATTGAAATGAAAAATTATCAAACATTATTAGATAATAATTATAATGTAAAACAATTAAAAGCTATATGTAAGCATTACAAATTGAAAGTATCCGGGAACAAAGATGAAAAAATATATAGGATATATAATTATTTGAAGTTTTCATATTTTGCTATAAAAATACAAAAAATATTTAGAGGACATTTGTTGAAAAGGATAATAAAATTAAAAGGGTTAAAAATGCGTTTAAAAAGCGTTAATGATACGGATTTTTTAACATTTCAAAAAATAAAAGAAATTCCGTTTGATCAAACATTTACTTTCAAAGACAATGATGGATTTATTTATAGTTTTGATATATATTCAATATTTAATTTAATAATGAAAACAAACACGGACGAAGGTAAAATTTTGAACCCATATACAAGGAGAGAATTGAATAATAATGTTATATATAAATTAAATCAGGTTATTTGGATAACGAAGAAAGTTTTGAAAAGGAAAATAAAATATAAATATGAGAGCGATACGAATGCGTTATCTAGTGAGAAAAAACTGGAATTAAAAACGATAGAAATATTCCAGAAGATTGATCAACTTGGTTTTATAACAGATACAAAATGGTTTTTAAATTTATCAAAAATAAGACTAATAAGATTTATAAGAGAATTGGCGGATGTGTGGGATTATAGAGCACAGATAACAAATGAAACGAAAAGAGCAATATGTCCGCCTAATGGGAAGCCATATAATAATGTGCAAATAAATACATTAATGCATAAATCTGAACTAACATTAAAAACATATGGTTTGGAAATTATGAATAATTTATTAAAATCGGAAGATAAAGACAATAGAACTTTGGGTGCAAATTATATTTTAGGAGTATTAACTATTGTTAGTCAACATGCTGCTAATTCTTTACCGTGGTTATATACTTCATTTTTACCAAATAATTAATAAATCAGATAATATAAATATATTTATGGTGCGTTATGGTTTATATTTTAGGAATAAATATATTTTATAAGAAACCTATTTAAAAAGAACTCAATATATGAAATCATAAGATGCCGAAGACAAAGACGTCAAAAAAAACCTCCGCAGCTAAAAAAGCCGCACCAGCCCCAAAAGTCCCAGTTGTTCAAGCTAAGGCTCCAGAAGCACCAGCAGAAGATACAACCCCAAATCTCCAAGAACAATTTGCTGGACTTTTGGCACAATTGACTGCCCTTCGTAGCCAATTGACTACTGTTACTACTCAAGTTAGAGTTCTTTCCAAAAGAACGGACCGCGAATTGAAAGCGGCAAAGAAACAAGGAAAAAGGAAGAAGCGAACCGGTAATCGCCAACCAAGTGGATTTGTTAAACCAACGAAAATTAGTAATGAATTGGCTAGTTTTCTTGGAAAAGACAAAGGAACCGAAATGGCCCGAACTGATGTAACGCGCGAAATTAATAAATATATTCGTGCTCATAATCTTCAAGATCCTAAGAATGGTCGTCATATTCTTGCGGATGCGAAATTGAAGAAGCTATTGAAGTTGAAAAAAGAAGATAATTTGACTTATTTTAATCTTCAAAAATACATGAGCCCACATTTTGCGAAAGCTGGGGCGAGTGTAGCAGCAGCAGCAAGTCAATAAGTTATTGATAAAAAATAATTATTTCATAAATTTTATGTAATAATTAATAAACATTTATAGGGTTCAAGAAGAATTCTTTCTCTAATAGTTCATATAATTTGATTTTATTTACAAACTCGCTTGAACATACAGTGAATTCTTGGAATTTATCAATAGTAAACATACCAATAATATCACATAAACATTTTTTACTGGAATCATTGTATTGAGATATAACCCAATCTAAGAAAGTTGTATCATTAACGTTCTTAACATAGTAAAGATATTTTTTATAAACATTGAAAATATTATATTTATTGTAACTTATATTATAATCTGTACCACATAATGTGCACATAACACGAAAGTCCTTGATATCCATATTTAAATATGTTAATATTTTTTGTAAATCATACCTAATAACATTACGTTTTGACATATTAAATAATCTTAAAACTATAGGACACCCATATACAAACAAATCCATATCATCGCTCATACAAGCATATGCTGTTTTATTAATAACTAATTCAGCACATAATTTATCTGCTTCGCCGTCGGCTATAATATATTTCATCCCGCAATATAAAATTAAATTTTGCACATCTTTAATATGATAAGATTTCAATTTTACACATTGTCTTTTTAATCTGGATAATTCTCTTTGTGTTTCTTCTGTATTTAATTGTTCTTCATTTAAATTTTCTACCATGGTATCATATTTTAACCAAGCCTTCTTTCTATTATTTCTTCTTCTTTCCAGCTCCGCATTTTTTTCAGCGGGTTTCTGTCCATCAAATATGAAAATTGGATCAATATTGTGTTTATCTAATAATACGCATAATAAATATATATTTTCCAATAACGCATCGTTGGCTAAAAATTTGTAAATATAAATCATAATATCTATGACTATTACCTTATTTTTCAATTCGACCAAATTTATAGTTTCAAGGGGCGAATGATATCTAATTAGTTTATTTAATTGTCTGATGCCCATGTTTGTATTATTGATTTGAATATAATATTTTATTTAAATCAATTTTATTTTTTTTCAAATAAGGTCATTCTCATAGTATGTAATAAAACTTTATTTTTAATGTTGGAAAAAACATCATCCATTACTTTAAAATCATCCAATAAACCATTCGTATAATAATTGGAAAATATAAATTCATATAAATTATTCAAATTACACGGGGATTTATAAAATAATACCGGATTTGATGGATTATTATTAGAATTACACGAAGAAATGAATTCATCATACCTATATAATAATATAGTTTTCAATATATAATAAGCAAACACATTGGTTTTTTCTTCATATAAATTACTTTGTTCGTTAATAAATGATTCGTAATTATCTATTTTCATATATTTTAATATTTTTACACATTGAAATAATGAAAATATTCTTTCAAAATCTATCATCATCGTAATATTCTCTTTAAACGATTTAAATGATGTACTAATATCAAAAGATAAGAAAGCACAATTAATTATAGTGGCCCAAAATTCACTATAAGATTCACTTATTTCAAACTCACTTTTTATATTAAAAATAGTTTTTACTTTTTTTTGTAAGGTTTTAATATCTAATCCTGAAAAATCCAAACAAAGACTGTGCATCAATTCATGAGAAAGCACTTTAAACCACTCTTCGCTTCTGTATAAAAAAATTTGTCCATTTTTAGAACATGCATATGTAACGGCCGTATTAACATGTTTGGGAGACAAAATTTCATACTTATCTGTTATTATTTTCTTATCATCGTGAAGAAACAGAACTATATGTAAAGTTTCCATTTCCAATGTAGACATTCCTAACATAAATGATAATAATTTAAATACCTTATGCATATGTTCAGATCTTTTTTGCGTGGATACATTATTTAATGTTAATAATGATACAGTAATCTCTGTATTACCAATAGTAAAAGTTGATTCATGTGAATGTTTGATTTTCTTCAATGCTTTTTTTGCCTCCTTGGAAACAAAATGACTTTTACTTAAACTTGTTTCAGAAAACGGGACCTTTTTTAGTACAAATTTTACCTTCTTTATTACTTTTAATTCTTTATAAAACCCTTTAATTATTTTATTATAAACATTACTATTTTTATAAAACACAAATTTCCCTTTTATTGCTTTGAAAAAATCTGTTATTATCTTTTTGCTCGTCATTTATATATTAATTATATAAATTTTCATTTTTATATAATTATTTATTATTTAATTCTTTCCGGATTTTCATAGTATCGAAAAATGTTACTAATTTTGAGACTTTACCTTTACCTTTATTACTGGTGTAATGTACTAATTTTGCGTTTTTCGTTAATAATAACACTTTTTGACTATGGCCGTCATTCATATATTTTGCTCTTTGTCCTTTTTCCATGGCGATTTTGTGATTTCCATTGAAAAAATCATCATCCATTAAAATATGTTTTGGGCGGTATTTATGACTGGAATCTGTTCCTCCATAACTTTTGGCCTTAACAGGGTCTTTTGATACTTCAGAATTAGATTCAGCTGTGAATTTTAAATAAAAATCATGTTTTTCGGATCCTTCCGTATAATTTTTAAATTTACATGCATGGTAATAATGTTCTACCGAATTCCACATATGTCCATCCAATTCAAAAGGTTGTGATACTGTGTGAAAATTAGATAATACTCTTCTCCAATGCTTCTCTTTATTTAATTCTTTAAAATCATCCTCTTTTTCTTTTGGAATTTTTTCATTTGTTCCTTTACCAGGTTTTGCGTCCTTTGATTTACTGTAAAAAGCAAATACTATATCTTCATTATAATCTTTGAAATCTTTATTATCTTCTTCTTCAGCGGTCGCATCTATTGTTGCTATTTTACTATCTTCATCATCATCATCATCATCATCATCGACCTTTTTTATCAACCCATTAAACTTCGGAATAAAATTATAAATACCTTGTCCCGAATTAATTAAACAAGCGTGTTTTATCTCTTCCTTTATAGAATGAGGCAATTCGTGAAAACGAAACATCTTTCTATTTTTATAAGAAACTAATTGATAATGCTTAGAATCTAAATCAGCAATGATATAATATTTAGGTTTAAAAAATCCCTTAGCCTTTATGGAATCACTCGCATCAATGCAATGTATTAATCCCTTTCTATTATTCTTATCTATAACTATAATTTTGATATTTAAAACTTCTTCCAAAATCCTAATACTACTATCATCTGCCCAATAATCTGATGTTCTAATAATATCTTTAAATTGTTCTAAATTTTTAACATCTTTCATAAAATCAACATCGGTTAAATTGACTGTAGTTTCCTTAAACTCATCTATTTTGCTTTTATATTCTTCCGACATCTGTTGCATTTTATCCCGAATAGCTTTAATTTCTTTATAGCGAGGGTCTTTTTTTAAAGCTTTTTGTCCAATAGATTTTCTTATATCATCAAATTGTGTTTCTTTATTTTTTTTCATTTTTTTTAATTCGTTAAATCTCTTTAATATATCCTCCTGACTCTTTTTATTTTTTTGAAGGAAATTATTAAACATCGAATATCGTTCTTCATATTCTTTATATGTCTTCTCGGGAATATTGGTAGCCAATTTTTCTCTTATTTCTTTCCCCGTAACTTTTCTCCCAATATATTTGTATGCTTGTGCTAATGATATAAAAAAACAATCCCCTTTCCCTGAATTAGGGTGGATTTTGTAATAAAAATCATGAAATTTCTTTTGTAACCAATTCTTTTTTGGTGCATTAACTCCCATTGCTTCATAGTCTTTAACTATTTTACGATATTCTTTTTCACTATACTCATCTTTATGATCAACTGTATCGTCATCTTCTATTTCTAATGAAATAAGTAAAGGTTTTGCTGCTATTGCTATTTTTTCACCAGTTTTCACATTCATTTCTTTAATTTCAGAAGCTTTTTCAGCCTCTTCCATTTCTCTTTCATCCATATCCTTCAATAATGGTTTTTCATTTAAAAGCTTTTTAATTTTTTTAGAATCAAATCCATCATACAACAATGGACCTTCTATTAAACGAATATCAAAATCTCCATCATCGTGTTTTAATTGTTCTTCAGAAGCGGCAAAAAATTCATAAACACCTATTTGTTGGAATGAAAGTGCTTTAATATTATCACCCAATACGATATAAACCGGACAATATAAAATGTTGAATTTTCCAGAATATTCTCTCCTAATTTCACCTAAAGCTATTATTACAGGAATTTCTTCAGATTTAAATTGCAATTTGATTTTATAAGGTGTTACTTTTTTGCCTTTATCGTTTTTATATATTTTTATTTTTGGTTTCGTATAAGAAACATGTGTTGAAATATTTGAATTTACTGTAGTCATATATACCTTACTCTAATATTAAAAATTTTTTTAAGTAGTTATCATTCTTAATTTGTTCTATACAATACCACATTTCAATTCTTTTATCTACTAATTCACTATTTAGTATATCTTGTTCAAAAATAATAATATCTTGTATTAAATCGTTTTTCCGCTTTTTTCGTTTATTAATACTATAATAATCACATATTCGTTCCAATTCTTTTTTCGTAAATTCATTATATTCCTCTTCCATTAAGAAATATATGGTTGAAAAATTTTGACCATCATCGTCTTTTATTTCTTTTTCGTTTTCTTCTATACATTTCATAATATCTTCCACATTGGAAGTTCTTTTGTCTTTTTTGATTTCTATGATTGAACATTTAATATTTTCCATATTAAATATTTATAGAATCTTCTTTTTAAATTCATTCATCAAGTTCATCAATTATATCCAAGCATTTAAATTGGATCTTCTTAGATATGGCGACATCATCTGTACCTTCGGAATAAAATTCAATAGTTCTTACAATACCTTCCCAATCTTTTGTATCTTTCAACATATCTTTTCCAGAAGTTAATATAATATATATATTTTCAATTATTTCTTCATTTATATTTATAAATGCTTCATCCGTTGATGTAGAACTTATTTTGTCTAACAAATTATTAACAACATTGTATATATATTCCTTTGTAATTATATTATTCATCATTAAATTAATAAAGAAACTGGACATCCCTCTTCTATGCTCGTTCTTTTTATTACAATCACAAAATTCACTATAATTATTACTATCCAATTCTACACATTCTATTTCGTCAAATATTTTCAAAAATGTAGTTAAGTTATTCTTGCATATTTCATCCATTATTTTAAATTGTTTAATTAAATCGTGAAACAATTTAGCATATAACGACGACCAAAACACATTCAAACAACCAATTTCAAATATAGAATGACCAATTTTTAGTAATATTTCATATGTTTTTTTTTCATCCTTACCTTTATCGATTATATTATTGATAAAATTAAATATTTCATTTGAAATAGTATCGTAATTGCTTTGTGTTAATTTGTTTAAATTAATCCTCAACAAGTCCATTTTAGATTCAATACCTTCTTGATTTTTTTTCAATTGGGTTGTTTTAAAATTCCTAATTTGTTCCCAATCCTCTTTGTTTATATGATATTTTTTTTGATTACCCGGTTTTTTCTTAAAAATAGGAGTTTTACTATAATTCGGCGCACCAACTTTCTTCGCCAAATCATTAACTATTTTTATTGTTATCGTACTTAATTCTTCTATATTAAAAGTCTCTTGTATTTTATTGTAATCTTCTAATGTATACTTAGTCATATTGATATTATGTTATAATTTATTTTTATATCATTTATATTAAATAATTAAACCATTTTTAAAAATACTTAAACAAATAAATAGAATATATTTAATATGACTTCAATAACAAACGAGGAAAAGATTAGAAATAATCATGAGCAATACGAAATAGAAAGCTGGGAAGACCAAAAATTGGATTTAAATAATAATGTCTTAAGAGGAATTTATTCTTTTGGTTTTGAAAAACCAAGTTCTATACAAAAAAAGGCATTGTATCCTATGACTAAAAATATACATAATGGTCGTAGAAGAGATATTACAGCACAAGCACAATCGGGTACAGGCAAAACAGGAGCATTTGTAATCGGTTCATTAAATATTTTAAAGAAGGATGTAAAAGGTCCTCAAGTATTAATATTGGCCCCAACGCATGAATTGGCGGACCAAACTCTTAACGTAGTTGAAAATCTTTCAAGATATATTAAAGACGTAAATCCTACACTATTAGTAGGAGGGACTTCTGTAGATAAAAATAAAAAAATTCTCAATACAAAACATCCAAAAATTGTAGTGGGAACTCCTGGTAGAGTAAATGACTTAATTCGTAGAAAATTTTTAAAAACAGATTCTTTATCATTGTTGATTTTGGATGAAGCTGATGAAATGTTGTCTTCAGGGTTTAAAGATCAAATGTATAAAATATTCAAATCCATGCCTAATAATGTTCAAATTGCATTATTTTCCGCAACAATGCCGAAAGATTTACACGATTTAACTTCAACCTTCATGAAAAATCCTACACGAATTTTAGTTAAAAATGATGAATTAACATTGCAAGGAATAGCTCAATACTATATTAATTTAGAGGATGATACTCATAAATATGAAACTATCAAAGATATATTTAGTGGATTATCAATATCGCAAGCTATTATATATTGTAATAGCGTTAATAGGGTTAATGACTTGGAAGAAGCGATGATGACTGATGATTTCCCTGTTAAAAAAATACACGGAAAAATGAATGATCAGGAAAGAAAAAGTGTTTATAAAGAATTCAAATCCGGTGGTTGTCGTGTTTTGATAACTTCTGACCTATTCGCAAGAGGAATAGATGTTCAACAAGTAAGTATTGTTATTAATTTTGATATCCCTCGCGATGAAAATACATATTTACATAGAATCGGGCGTTCGGGAAGATGGGGAAGAAAAGGGATCGCTATTAATTTTCAGACGAAATACGATACAAATAGATTAGCGCGATTTGAAAAACATTACGAAACGCAAATTATGGAAATGCCCATCGATTTCACAAAACATTTAAATGTTTAAATACAATATTAAGTTTATAATAGTTTAATATTTTCTTATCGTTGTTCAAATGAATAAAGAAAATATTAAAGAAACATTCAAATTACCTATTGAATATAGAGAACATATTCCTATAAATGATAATATTAATAATGATTTAGAATTACTGAATACTGTTGATAATTCAAATGCTCCTGTATATAATCATTTATTTAATCCAAAAACAACTGTAGGAGAAATAACCATAGAATCTTGGGGAAAAGGATACACAAATGATAGCAAATTTTTGAAAGAATCGCAAAAAATATATTCAAATTTTGATATTTCACAAAACGTTGATATTGTAAATAAAATGACAAATGATTGGAGTGAAATAAAGGGAATTGAAGATATTGAAGAAAAATATCAATATATTGAATGGGATAAACTTAAGTGGTTGAATTATAACCCAATATTATTGCAAATATTAAGCATATTAAATATAACAAGTCCATTATTACAATTAGTAACACCTTTAATAATGCTTATATTACCTTTCTTTTTCTTGAAATTATTAGGACACAATATCAACATTAATAATTATATTCATATTTTAAAACAAATTATAGCCAAAAATCAACTTGGACAAATTCTTATGAATTTTCAGGGAGCATCAATAAAAACAAAAGTGTATGGTTTGGTAATGTTAGGATTTTATTTATATAGTATTTATCAAAACATTGTATCTTGCTATCATTTCTATACAAATGCTTATTATATCATTGATAAAATAAATTCATTAAAAAACTATTTGAAATATACTAATGATAATATGATAAAATTTTCTGGATTAATTGAACCTTATAATACTTACACTGGATTTAATAGTAACTTAAAAAATGCGATACATAACAATGAAAATTTTATTAATGAATTAGATGCTTTGCCTGAAAAAACCAAAACAATTAAAACAGTACGAATATTTGGAGTAATTATGAAAACGTTTTATAAATTACATTATGATACTAATATTAATGATTTATTATTGTTTTCATTGGGATTTAATGGATATATAGACACACTGGGCGGATTGAATGATAATATTTTAAACAAAGATATCAATCCTATAAAATTTTCATCTAGTAATAAATGTTCCTTTAAAGATATTTATCATCCATCTTTGAAAGAATCAAATCCCATCAAAAACAACATATCATTAAGTAAGAGTATGATAATCACCGGACCTAATGCTGCTGGTAAGACAACTTTATTAAAATCAACTATTATAAATTTAATATTTACACAACAAACTGGTTTTGGATTTTATAGAAAAGGTGTATTAAATCCATACAAATATATACATTCATATATAAATATACCAGATAGTTGCTCGCGCGACAGCTTATTCCAATCGGAAGCAAGGAGATGTAAAAATATACTTGATATAATTGAAAAAAATAATAAAGATAGACATTTCTGTGTATTTGACGAATTATATTCGGGAACAAATCCATATGAAGCTATATCAAATGCATACGGTTATTTAGACCATATTATTAAGAATAAAAATGTAAAAATTATATTAACTACACATTACATTAAATTATGCAAATTATTTAGAGATAATAAGAAAATCAAAAATTACAATATGGAAACATTTGTTGAAAATCATGTGTCTAACAATACATATAAATTGGTTCCCGGTTATTCAACGACCAAAGGTGGGTTGGCTGTATTGAAATCATTAAATTACCCCATTTCTATAATAAATAAAGCTGAGGAAATAATAGAAAATATTGAATAAGCTTCTCGTTTATTTAAAGATTATTTAATGTAAATTATTATTAATATGTTTTCCAATGCTCGCGCAATGGCTATTTGTATTGGTGTGACTGGGGTTGCATCTATTTTATTGTGGTTTTATTTTAAAAATAGAATTGAAAATGTAGAAACAAAATTAGATAGCATGTTTAATATGATTCAAAATTTCTCTAACGAACAAGCTCCAACGAACACACAAGAAATGGAATATTATCAAGAAGAACCAGACCCTTTTGAAAATAAAAATTTGGGATATGTTAATGAAATGGCTTCTGAACAATTACCCCAAGAAACTGAAGTTTTAACAGAAGAAATGGTAAACAAAGAATTAATAAAGGTTTCAGATAATGAAGAATCTGGAAGTGATGATGAAGAATCAGAAAGTGATGAAGAATCAGAAAGTGATGAAGAATCAGAAAGTGATGGGGAAGAAGAAGATTTAATGAAAAAAACAGTAGAAGTTTTAAAAGTAACCAATGAAACAGATTCAGAAAAAACGATAGTTCTTGATTTAGATTCTGTTAAAACGATTAATTTAAGTAACGATGACCAAGATAGTTTAGATGATGTTGAATCCGAAGAATCTGAAGAAGAACAAGAAGAAAAAGAAGAAGAAGAAAATATTAAAAACATTGAAGTAAAAGAAGAAATTGAAGACTACGCCACAATGAAAGTGTCTGAATTAAAAGCAGCCTGTTCAGAAAAAGGTCTAACAGGATATACCAAATTAAATAAAGCCGGTTTAGTAAATCTATTAGAAAATAATTAATTAAATAATTTATAGTAATTAATTATCTTGTTCTTTTATATAATATGAGTTGGGCAACTTGTTATTCAGGATCTAATAATATTCATCATAAATCTCCACCTTTAATGAGTGATTCAAGGCAATTTACTAATTATGATGCGGCGTGTAATAATAATAATGGTATTAAAAAAACATATGAAATTAAATCTAATTATGCATATCGTCAATTTTTAATTAACAGTGGGAATGAGGTTATGAAGGCAAATTCTAATTTAGCCAAAATGTGCAGCACAAAAAGTTGTAATGGTAGCGATAATACGCATCATAATAAATATTTATTTGCTGATTGTCAAGATAATAGTGTTCCTTTTGGATACCAAAGTAGTGATTTGAAAAACATGTATTTATCACGTGAAGCTTTACAAAATTCATTATCTGGTCCTATGCTTACACAAGAACAATTACTAATTAAGAGGTCAGGACAATTATAATTAATACTTAAAAATTTATCGATTAAGTATTAATATAATGAAAATATTAAGCATTGATGTAGGTATGAAAAATATGGCTTATTGCTTACTTGATTATAAAGATGATGGAGTATATACTATAGTCGATTGGGACATAATAGATTTATGTGAAAATACTCAACATATTTGCATGGGGAAACAAAAAAATGGAAATAAATGTAAGAAAATAGGGAAATATACTAAGAAGAATAAATTCTACTGTAAAACACACGCTAAGGAGTATAAAGTACCACCACGTCAATTTTCTAATAAAAGAATTAAAAAATTAAAGAAAACGCAATTAGTAAAAATAGGAAATGAACAATGTATTCCTGTAAATGAAAAGCAAAAGAAAGAAGATATATTAAGAAATATTATATTTGATTTGTCCAATAATTATTACGATTTTGTGAGTAATGTTCTAACGACAGAAATGAATATGGTATCATACGGGATTAATTTGAAAAAATTATTTAATAAAACTTTTGAAAATGTTAAAATAGATTTAGTAATTATTGAAAATCAAATAGGGCCTTTAGCATTAAGAATGAAAACATTGCAAGGTATGGTAATGCAACATTTTATAGAAAACGATGTTATAAATGTTGTTCCTGTTAATTCAAATAATAAATTAAAAGACTTTTTAGGAAACAAAAAAACTACTTATGATGAAAGGAAAAAAGAGAGTGTTGTAATTACAAGAAAATTAATAGAAAATACAAATTGGATTCCTCATTTTGAGAAACATAAAAAGAAGGACGATTTAGCAGATTGTTTTTTACAAGCAAAATGGTACATTTCACATAAACTAAATAATTAATATATATTGCGGACTACTTAAAATTAAAAATTCTATTAATTATAATAATGGCAGAGACAATTTCTATATCATTGAATGAGGTTCCTTTAAACGCATCGCCTCAACTATCAACAAGAAAATCCGTAAATTTTGGACCAGGAGCAGATTTACTAATGAATCCAAACAAACACAAAAAAGAAAGTATGGCGTCTGATATTGTTTTAGACGATTTAACAGAATTAAGTACCATATCTCTTGATGAACCGATTAAAGAGAAAAAAAGTGTTACCACTACTAAAAGTAATTTTTTATTTAGTGGGACTGATTTCACAAACAAACCAGCAGCCACTAATAATATACAATTAAATGTTGAACCCATATCATCCCCTAACTCATCCCCACTTTCTAGTGGTATTTTAAAAGGGGCTTCTGGTGCTAAATCTTCAACACAAGATGAAGATGGGTATAAGAAGTTTAATGATATTCCTATAAGCCCTACATTAAATGTTCCTGCGAAAAAGCAAATAACTAATGAAGAAATGTTAAAGGAAAAATTCTTTTACTTAAGAAAATTAGAAGAAATTGAAAAAAAAGGCATTACATTAAGTAAGAAATACTCAATGCAATCAAGTTTAGACGAAATGAAAGGGGAATATGAAATGATTAAATCTGAAAAGGAGAAAAAAGCCAGTGTGAAATTTCAACAAAAATGTTTAATGGCTTGTATTACAGGTATAGAATTTTTAAATAATAAATTTGACCCTTTTGATTTAAAATTAGATGGTTGGGCTGAATCTGTAAATGAAAATGTAGAAGAATATGATGATGTATTTGGAGAATTACATGCGAAATACGCAAGCAAAGCTAAAATAGCTCCTGAATTGAAGTTGTTATTTATGCTAGGAGGTTCCGCTGTTATGATTCATATGACCAATACCATGTTTAAATCCTCTATGCCCGGAATGGATGATATTTTAAAACAAAATCCAGAATTAATGCAACAATTTACACAAGCAGCAGTTAATAGTATGGGCGAATCAAATCCGGGATTCGGTAATTTTATGGGTTCGATGATGCAAGACCCGCCAAGAGGTTCGCCTCCTGGTCCAAGCGAAGAAGAAAGAAGAAATCCACCAAGAATGAAAAGTTCTTATTCTGATAGACCAGGTGCTAGCAACAGACGAGCAAATTTCAATGATGCTGAAAATATGGAATCCTCTTTTAGTAATATAAGTTCGCCTCCAAAAAGACCGGAAATGAAAGGTCCAACCGATTTAAAGGATTTATTATCAGGATTAAAAACTAAGAAAATTAATTTGAAGGAAGACAACCGAAGTACAGTTAGTATTCAAGAAATTGAAGAATTAAATAGTTCGTTGGATTTTAAAAAACCAAGGAAAAGTAGAAGAAAAATTAGTGAGAAAAATGTTGTTAATTTAAGTTTGTAATATATTAAAAATATCAATAATTAATATATTAATGGTTCTTGGGTTCCTACTATATGAAGCGGCTGATTTTACATGGCACTTCGGGAAAATCATATACAATGGAAGTAAATATGCTTATAATTGGTATTATGAGGTTCCTACTGCTGACGATATTGAAATAGATAAATTGGTTATTATCGAAAGAAAACTTAATAAATTAGAATTTATTTTAGAAAAAGAGGATTTTAAAAAATTATTACATAAATTGGAAGACCAAGACGGTAACGAAATATTAAAAAACAAATTACCGACCGATCCAATGATAGATGAAATATAGATTATTATTTATTTCTATTTCTTCTATTTTTCTTTGTACATGACCTTTTTTTATTCTTTTTTCTTCTACTCATTTTTCTTTTACCACCCCCAACGCTCGCAGTCGGGTGGTCGTGCTCAACAGGATCTTCGGTAGCCAATGCTCTCTCATCTTCTTTTACTTTCTCGTCTTCTTTTTCAATTTCTAAACCTTTTTTAAGCGCACCCATAGAACTTTTTAATCGTTGTGCATCTGCTTTACCTTCATTCTTCCATCCTTTAATTATTTCTTTTGGGGTTTCTTCTTCTTCTTCTTTCTCTCCTCCTGGCTCTGCTGCTTCTCCTTTTCTTTTTTTATTTCTTTTAATAGTCGCCAAGTGTTCTTCTTTGCCTTTATTTTGAAACCATTGCATTTCGCCATATTGGTTTTCCGAATATTTTCGGTCTAATTTATCACCAATATAGTCAGCAAAATCCACAGCTTGATCTGAAAAATCTTTTTTAATTTCATCTAGTTTAGCGAGAGCTCTTCTCTTATGTTCTTTACAATCTAATATAGACATAACACCGTCATAATCGCCAACAGGTTTTCCGTTTTCAACTTTAACCAATCTTATATGAACTTTAGCTCTCAATTTATGCGTCTCTTTATCTTTTCCTTTTTTAACACATATAGGATTACTAACATCTATTAATTCCACACCTGCTATTTGAAAATTCAAATTTTTAGGTGTATCAATTATTTTCTCTGGTGGAACATATTTTCCCGTAATGGGATCTTTTTTTATATCTGTATATCTTGCTTCAATCCTATCTATTTTCCATGGTAATTTTTTTATAAAACCCTTTTTCATTTCCGATTTAACTAAAGATTTGAGTTGATCTTTATTATATTTAAAGTCGGGCTCTTTATAGCTTTCGCCTTTTTTTTCATTAGGTTTGGCTGTACCACAGAAAAAGAATCTGTATCCTGGAATCTTTTCCAAATTTTCTTGAGAAATACCTTTCATTTTTAATTTTCGTATTCCATTAATAACCGGTGGTGCTATAAATTTTATATCATATAAATCAGGTATAGTTGGTAACTCTTGTATGATACCATTTTTCAATGCGTCTAATTTGCTTATAAGTCCCGTTTTGGCGTATATTCTCGCTTTATACTTATTATTCTGATGCCCTGTTTTTTTAAATATAACTAAGTCTCCTACTTTGAATTTATTTTTCTCTTCGGGAGACCAAAATCCTTCACCCATTTCTTTACCGGTAAATGTAAACTCCTGAGAACCACTCTTACTCGTTGTATAATCCCAATGTAATTCAAATCGTTTATCACGGGGGGCTTTACATTTTATTAGAGTTTCTTTTTTTCTTTTTATTAATGCGGTTGGTTTTGTTTTGTTATTTATATTAATAGACCCCGATACAGTCATTTTTTGAGGTTCTGTCTTTTCGGTTTGTATCCCTTGTTCCTTACTTATAACTTCATTATCCATTATATATTAATTATTGTTATTATTTTATAATTAATATAGCGACATTTTAAAATCATTCATATTTCTTAGGGCTTCTCTTTTAATTTCTTTTAGTCTTGCTTTTTCTAAAACTTCCTTTGCCTTTTTTATTTCTTCTTCGCTTACTTCACCATCATTATTTGCATCTAATATTTTTTCAAAATTCCTCCAAGACCTTGGTATAATACAATAACTACTATCTTCATTTAATAAATGCATTGCTAAAACATGAAAAATAGCGGTAATAGCAAGTGCTATAAAAACATCTTTCGTTGCTGTCCAAGCTATGGCGAATATTAATAATTGTCTGGCCATATTATTTTTAAAATACTTTTGTTGAGAGGGTGTTAGCTCTATATTGATATGTTTTGACGCGATATTCATCATTATCATGACCACACCCATAAAAAATTTACTATCATTTAAACCTTTAAAAGACGTGACTATATTATGAATAGTAGATGCTATCAACCCTTTGGGTGCCGCACCCCCCTTCATATTCGATACAGATTTCAATTTATCATTTTTCATTATATATTAATTATTGATATAAAATTATTCAATCATTAATAAATTATGCCGTTGAATTTAGAGTACGCACTTCGCTATCTTTTTTAATAGTTCTATCTAAATCTGTTGTATTTAAAACGCTGATATTATTAATTTTTAACCGCCGGTTCTGTCTTAAATTAGAAAATCCTTCCTTCTTCTTCTTTTCAAGTTTTTTTACTTTTTTAACTAATTTGGAAATTGTACTTTTCATACCTTCAATTTCATCATCCATACCTTCTTTATTTTTTTTTGCCCAATATCCTTCTTTCTCATCTTTATCATCTTTATCATCTTTATCATCGCTTCCAATTTTAATACTAAATCCTTCTTTATCCTCATCTTCATCATCTTTATCCTCATCATTTTCCTTTTCCCATTTACCCTTCTTCTTCTTCTCTTTCTTGGTATTAACTTCTAAAGACAAACCTTCAAACCCCTCACGCCTATTAACGTGCAAAATAAATACATATATGCATGCAGCTAAAACACCGGCAGTTTTGCCAAAATATGTTAAAATCAATATCACTAAACCCAATATTGATAATTTGCCTACGGTGTTATTCATCATGTCATTCAATAATTTACATTCACCATTATAAATACAAACCACCAATATTATTAATAAAACCATTTCAATATAATTTTTAACGTTTTTCATTCTATATACATAAATATATATATTTTTCAGTTTAATAAAAATAAATTATAATCTATTAATTTTATAAGAATATGTCTACAACTCTAGGATGGTCGGAAATACCAACAAATGAAGGCGATAATGAATTAAATACGAAATTTGAAAAAAAAAGGAAAAATAGAACAATTAAAAGGAGAGAAAAAAAAACTAAAAAGGTAGAACAATTCCTAAATTCAATGGAAAATATGGAGGGGTTCGGTTCGGATGATGACGATTCTGATCAAGAAGGTTTAGCAGAATTCCATCCGCCTCCAAAACCAGAACTTTTAAGCAAAAATGATAATGTTAAGGAAAATTTTAAACCACAAGAATTAAACACAGATCACGCAATTACAGCAGAAGGATTCAAAACATTGAAAGATAAATACCAACAAGCATATAATAATTATGTCCCTTATTATACTAATTCTTCAGCAGGTTCGGAAATGAATCACGCTAATCGTGACGAATTAATGAGAAAGTTAAATTATTTAATTCATATGATGGAAGAAAATAAGGATGAAAAAACAGAAAATATAACTGAGGAATTGGTTTTATATTTGTTTTTAGGCGTTTTTGTTATTTTTGTCGTTGATTCATTCGCAAGGGCTGGAAAATATACTCGCTAAACTAAACTTAGCACATCATAACTCATAAGAGGATATGTTGCATAGTTGTAAAAATAAAACGAACCCATCAGTACTGTAATTATTTTATATTTTTTCAATATAATATTTAGTATTATATTGTTATGACCTGAATCAGTCATTAATAATCTTTTGGTTTTTATATTTAGATGTTTTATACTACATAAAAATCCTAAAGCAAAAATTTCATTTGTTGTATTATCATTATAAGACGCTATCATTTCAATACTCTTATTATTATCGTAGGTTATGTAGGGGTCTCTAAACACATAAAATCCTACGGGTTCATTATTTACGAGCAATAATGTAATTATTAATTCTTCCTTTTCACATAAATATAATAAATGTCCCAAATCTTGTAATATAGCACATTTAAATTTATATACGGATTTGTTTAATAACTCTAAAAATAAAGATGATGTTTGTCGTGTTAATTTAATCAGTTGTATAAATGCATGCTCATCCATAGTAACATTTCTATCCCACGTTTCGATATCAAATACATAATTTTTATAAATGGTTAAAGGAACAATTAACATTGATTTACCCTCTCTCTTAAATAATATACTGGTATCTTTTTGTGCTTTATCTTTTAATCTATGATTTGTGGTTACTGTATTAATAATATTTTGTGCTACGCCTTGTTTTCTATATTTTGGATGAACGCATAAAAAATCCGCATAATATATTTCTTGTTTTTTACCACCGAAATAAATATTTATTGGTAAAGTAGCTAAAGCACTAATTAACCTTTTGTTATCATAATTTAATGCTATATAACTTGTACGTGTATGTGCTTGAAAACTATTCATAACACCTTCGGTTGTGGGTGCATATTTCTCACCTTTATAAGGCATAAAGTGCGATTTAAGTAAAGTTGCGAATAGTTCTTTTTTTTCAGTTGTTATCTTATCACTTTCTATAAAATCTATTTGTGGATTATAATATTTTGAAATTTCAACATCGCCTTTTTCAATTACACCAGGAGGACTATACCAGTAAAAAATATTATGATAGTGAAATACCGGTTGTTTAGTCCAATAACCGTATTTTACCTTATAAGTTATATAGCCAATTACGATAAATAAAAGTATGCTTAATATTATGTAAAATATCATAATATTAATTTAGCGTTTTTTTCTTCTTCTTCTACGCGTACGTTTCTTTCTTCTCTTCTTTCTACGACTACCACCTCTTCTCTTCTTCTTCGTTTTTTCCTTTCTTTTTTTCCTTTTATTTCCTTTATTTTTGAAATCCTGGATTAATTCACCGAAGGATTTCATGATACCTTGTTTCTTCTCCTTCTGATATTTCGTAACCATATTTTTTAAATTTTTAAGGGGTAAGTCGTAAGAAGTTATTTTAACCTTATATTTATTGGTCATATATATATATTAATTATACATATTAATTAATTAGGTTTTCTTAAAAAATATAAATATTGATATTCATATCTACACTTAACCATATTTGCGTGTCCTTCTAAAATAAATCCAACCTTCTTAGCTTTTGATAAAATAGTTTTTTGAGATTCCATGTAAAATGTATGTTCATTCTTACGAACGTGGTTGGTTCCGTCATCTGTAAATGTTTCTTCAAATTTTCCTATATTTTGGTCTTTAAGCAATTTAAAATTGGCTTTATACATAAAATCTTGAAATCTTACTTGTGATTTAGTTAGTCTTTCTTTTGCATATTTCTGTGGACTTACCATAAGTAAAGGATTTGAAGGTGGGATCATTGGGTCAAATTTATCTCTATTTACCATATGAAGTACTAAATAACCTCCGGGTTTCAACCATTTATAAACATTCTCAAAAAATTGTTGTTTATTTTTAATATAATAGATAGTAAAATACAAACAAATAGCGTGTGTGAATGAATTGCTGCTATAAATCATACCGTTTAACATATCGCCGTGTTTAAATTTACAATGTGGATATTTTTTCTTACAATCTTTTATCATGGATTTTGATTTATCAATACCGTGTCCAGACATAGCTTTTTTAGAATAAAAATTAACATAATGACCTTTTCCGCATCCTAAATCCAAAACAGTGCTATTTTTATTAAGTTTTGTAATATCTTCTATTTGTTGAACTTCAAAATCATTTTTTTTAGGGTCATACAAAAGTTGATCATATATGGAACAATAAAAATCGTCATATAAATTATTATTTTTTTTAACAACAAATTTGCGACTTTGTGAAAATCCTTCAACGCGTGGCGTATTAGCATTGGCTATTTTTGTGAATATTAACGCCAATATTATAAATATAATTATTTTTGTCCAAATTGATGATTTTTTGTAAAATGATTTAAAAAATTTAAAACAATTATTTATACTTTTTATCATATATTAATTATTAACATTATTAATTGGGAATAAACTCGCTTTTTTTTTTAATAAAATATAATATGAATGACAATGAAATAAATGATAAAAGGGCACAAAAAGAATTCAGAGGGATAACCTTTTCCAATTATAAAAAAAGTGCCGCTAAAAAGGAATTACTAAAATATTTGAAAGCAGGAAAAATAGAAGATGCTTGTTATTGGGCAATAGAGTTTATATGTGCTGGACATTTTTTGGAATTATGGGAAATTTTATTTTTGTTTATGAGTAATAATATTCATTTAGGAAATCCATTATTACCTTCATATATGAATTTAAGATTTAACGATTTTAAAAATATAGCAAATGGTGGATATATAGGAAATGAAATAAAAATGAGAAATAATAGTAAAATTAGAAGATTATTTGGGGAAATAATATGTGTTATTTGTCAATCAAAGAAGAAGAACTCATACGACAGTGTAAAAATACGAGATGTTGAATTTTCATCAACTCATATGTCTGGTAGATTGAAAGCGGAGAGCATTTTATATGCACACAGTATATTTAGACATTCAGATGACCCAAAAGAATTATTTATAGCGATAAATGAACTGGCTTATCATATAACTAAAAGGCAAAGAAATTCAAACGAAGCGTTTTATTGGGTGGAGTGGATAACTGGATTTGAAGCTTTATGTAAAAAAAATCAGAAATTAAAATTAGTAGGTGGGGTACGCAATTATACCGTAGAAAATAAATACCGTAACGATATTATATGGATAATATGGGATGTTATTTTAAATGAAGCAAATAAAAGAAATAAAGCGATAAATAATATTGTGGATGCGTTGAGCGATTTGTTTTGTGTTAGATATCAACCGGGTTCAAAAAGAAAACGCAAATTTATGATATATTTTGCGATATCATTATTAACAGAATCATTTGATACAAAAATACCATTATTAAAAAATGAAGAACATATTAAAAGAATAACATCCAAAATAGATATGATTTATAAAATTATTAAGAAAAATGAAGTTAAGCCAGCAACAGATTATTTATTTAATAATAGTTTAACGTCGGGTAATTTAGAAAAAACAATAGATAAATTGGATAAAATGAATAAATTAACAAATATGGTTCCAAGAAACAAATAGTTTTTTTCTTGCTTTAATGTATAATGCCAGTAAATCCAAATAATCGAAGACGTCGGGCAGCATTAGCTACCGCAAATGACAAAATTGTTATCAATGGTGTAACCTATGGGAACGGCGCTAAGTCCGGAACAGCACCTCGTATTGGAAAAACGTTACATTCATTTTTATTATTGCACCAAACGGATCCTAATTGTGGTTGTAAAACCTTTGCTTAATTTAGGAAATAGTAATGTATATAATATTTTTTTAATTGTAAATATTATATGGCTACTGAACTTGATCCGAAACTATTACCAGTATTGAAAACATCAGCACCCGACCCGTCAATTTTTGAAGAACCAACGGTTTTTAAAGAACCCAAAAGTATAAATACCGATAACGCGTTTTTTTATATAAAAATATTATTTTTAGTTCTTTTAATATCATTATTGGGGTTGAATGTATATTATTATATGACTGAAGGTGTTACTTTATTCGCCAAATTATTTGGAGATGGTTTAGAAAACACAGAAGAAAATACCGAAAGAGGTGTAAAAGAGATTGAACACGCTTTAGAGGAAAAACAAGAAGAAGATAACTACACCCCATCTAAATTAGAAAAAACACTGGATGAACCAAGAGAAAAGAATGAACCTACACCGTCGCCCGATTTATCTAATGATGCGGATATACAATTGGCTAAAAAGGCAGGTTATTGTTATGTTGGAACTTTGAATAAAAAAAGAACTTGTATAGAAATTGATGAAAATGATAAATGCATGAGTGGTGATATATTTCCAACGCGTGATATTTGCGTAAATCCAAATTTAAGGAAATAATTAATTATTACTTTTTTGAAATAATTAATTAAGCAGTTCTTTGATCGTTATCCCTGAAAAACCACCTCATTGAAATATATGGTGGGAAGATATTCATTGATTTATCCATTTTTAAATTTGGACCAGCGCGGACAATATCCATAATTTCTGCTGATGATAATGATGAATTAAAATATCTCAAAGAAGAAAGCATGCCATCAAATCCGCCATTAGCATTTACATGGACATCGCCATAGTTTTGTTTTACAGGACTTCTTAATCTATGTCTTACAGCTATATTACCATTAATAAATGTATCTAAATTCAAATTAGATACTCTAATACTTACATTTATCCATTTATTAAGTGGTATATTAGGTATATGAACTTCTTCTAAAATATGGTCAAACGTGTTTACAGTTACTATAAGTGTATTATCACTTTCAGCAATAAATAATCCAGGTGAATTATTTGGGAAAGCCATTTCACTAACATCAACTTTATCGTTATCGCCAACTCTCCATTCTGATTCTCTTGCAAATGTTTCACTTCCTTTATGGAAGACATGTTTCCTTTTACCTTCTCTATAATTTGCTAAATCTTCTATGTATAACCATACCGAATATGTAAAAGTGGTCCCTTCGCGCTCATTGTCTGATCGCAATAATGGAATGGCTTCTCTATCTCTTGGGTCTTGAATAATTTTCATATACTTTTTACCGGATTTCATACCCCCAACCAAATATGGGTTTGGTGATGGTGCGAATAACCAAGATAATACTTTACTTCCAAATCTCATACTAAATACAAACAAAAGCACTATTAAAATGAAAAAACAAAATTTTGCTACAGCAGAATTAGACATTAAAAAATCAGTTGCGCCTGAAACATACTTATTGCTTTTAAATTTATTAAATGTTCCAGACATCGCACCTGTAGCACTACCAGCAGCGCCTCCTAAATCGCCTGCTACACTATTATTCCCAAAATTATTTGAAAAACTTGAATAAGACATATATATATTAATTATGATATTAAATATATTCATTATCATAATTAATTATATGCTCCAACTGTTCATCTCGGAGCCATCGCTAAAGAAAGCCAACTTTAATTTATACTTGCTGGTACTTTCACCCAACCAACTATCACTAAAACCTTCTTTATATATTTCGTATGCTTCGCGTGGATTTATAGAACGAGCATAATAACGTAATTTAGATGTGAATCCTGAAAATCCTCCACCTGGTGTTAATTGTAATGGTCCTTTATTATCTAATTTCGCAACACCCTGAAGCATACAAGTAGATACTAATTTACCATCAATATAAACATCATTCGTTCTATTATTTACACTCATTAGTATATGAACCCATTTTTGTAAAGGTATATTTTTCACATGACATTCATCTATATTTCCACCCGCGCCATCATCTCCTCCAGAATAAGTTGATAATTGAATTTTTAAATCATTTGTATTTCCCCCTAAAGATATTTGTGGAATTGGGTTTTTATTACTATCTGATGTTTCTCTTTTAATTATTATTTTCTCTTTTCCATATTTGTATGACCAATTATTTACATACACCCAAACACTAAATGTATAATCATTTGAACCACCCGAACTTGGCATTTTGTCCGCATTAATGGATACCGCTACTTTCGCATTATGCATCCCTTGTAAATCAGCAACAGAGTGATCTTTGAAAAAGAATTGATATACCAAATAAACTATCACTGCGATGATTAAATAAAACAAAATTTGTTTCGTTTCCATAATATAATATAGATTTAGATAATTTATAATGTTGGTGGATTTTTATTTTTTAAATATTCATAGTTAAAATCTATTCTTTTTTTCCTTAACATATTCCCATAAAATACAACATTACAGATCCCCCCATTCAAACCTTTATGAACTCCATCTCCATCTCCTACTGTTAAATTATCAGAAGAATTATAAGGTATAACTTGTGGAAAACTACCTATCAGTTTTGTATCCATAAATATATCTAAAACGCCGTTCCCATAATTTATTACTAAATTATTCCATTTTTGTAATTTAATATTATCAAATTTAAATTCTCTTGTTGCATTCGTATTTGTTTGAACTTTTATTTTTAATTTATTTTTTATTGGATTATACATTACGTTTGGTTTATTACTATAATTTATTATAGAATAGTATTTATCCTTGTAAAAATTAGGTGAATTACTATGTAAAAAAAACCAACAACTTAAACCATAATTATACCTTATATCATCAGCAATTAATTTCCCTCCAGAACGTAAATCTTTATAATTGGCATATTTTTGTTGCACATTTAAAGTAGTAGGATACATTTTAACCACCTTTGTTACCAAAGAACCCTCTCCATTTTTTATCATTTGGTCTAATATTTTTGCGTCACTTCTGGTATTCGCCAATTCTGACTCCAATTTTGCTAATTGTCTTATAACACCTGAATCACCTTTTAATAATTTACGAATTTCTGGTAATATTGCTTTCCCTGACGTACTTTTCCAATCACCCGGTTTCATATAATTTACATCAGTCTCAGGCAATCTACACTTTTTACAAATATGCTGTATTATATGATTGTCTAATTCTACGCTTTTTGCTGGTAACATTAAATTCTCTTTTTGAATTGTATCTATAAAACCAGCCACATTCAATTCTGGGTAAGGACCCGTCAATCTCTTCTTTTCTTCTCTAATTCTTTTTTGTATCCCTATTTCTTTTTGATATGTTAAATTCAATTTCGCCTTTTGAACAGAAGTAGTATCTTCTTGAAAAGGTGTAAAAGTATATAATTTTTTTTGAAGGATTGGTAATACAAAATATAAAGCTACAAAAACAATTTCAGCAATTAATATATTATATATTGTTTGTGGGGTGTGTTTAATTTCCTGATAAATATAATTTACTATTTCAATAATTATACACGGAATTAAAAAAACCAAATGAAATAGCAATTGTAGTATTTTAATTTTCATTATACCCTGAATCAATTTGGTATCTTTTATTGCGAAATAGGTTAATGTTAATATTACAAGTCCAGTCATAATCATTAATGATGATGCTATCCACTCTCCATATTCTGGACTCGTCATCGCCATGTATAACATGCCTATCAATATGCCCAAAACAACAGCCAATATAATCAATGATTTCAAAAATGTCCCACCCCTTTTTAATGACCAAGATGCTTGTTCCCTAAATGTCTTATCTGATGGAAATACGTTTTCGGGATTCATTTTATCAGTCTTCCCTTTATGGAAAAGATAAAAAGTATATAATATAACTATAGCTAACATTGAAAATGCTACAGGCGCACCCCAATTTCCAAATATTTTTGCCGTATCGATATCATATGGGTTAAAAACAAACATATTCAATACCGCTGCCGCAAATGTAAATACGAATAGTATCGTTAATGTTGTAAATAAATTCTTGGACCTCCACGCATCATTACCAAGCATATCCATTCCCAATTTATCCGATAATATTTCCGAACGATGCAATGGTATAATATATAACAAAGCGCTCCCTATTTTTTTTAATATATACACTAAAGGTAATATTATGAAACCTAAACTACTTACTGCCGAATATAACATCATTTGTAATCTAAACTTATCTTTAGGTTTCGTATTCATAATTATAAAATATAAAAATGCTAATATACCTATTACCATTAGTGTCCAAAGTACATAAATTCCTGCTGATCCCATTAAAGTATATTAATTATGGACATTAATATTTCTCAATTAATATTAATTAAATAACAATATTAATTAAAATAAATTTTTCGATACCGTTTTCTCTTTATGACACCCCACACATAATGCATCTAAATTCGTCACATGGTTAGAACCTCCATCCTCTAAACTTATCCTATGATCTACTTCAAATGTATATGATAATTGGTCGTTGCATTTTTTACATTTCCAATTTTGTTGCGACGCTACATATTTCTTTTTAGTTTCACTAACAACTCGTCTTTGAGTAGACTTTACGCCGGAACTCATCATACGATTCATTGGTGCTGATGCCCCTTGAGGAATCATTGAACTTATATTATCTTTCGCACTTGTAAAATCAAAAATAGGTGTTAATAAATCTTTTGCTTCACTATCAATAGGCACATACTTAATTATATCCGCTGCTCTACTCATCAACCCTCGCGATTCATTTGGATGTTTTTTCATAAATGACCATAAAGATATTCCTACAAAAGCATACATCATCATTTTATAATATTTCTTTCCCGATAATAAATATTGTGAATATTTCCCCTCATGATATGTATCATAAATTAAAAATCCTGTAACTAAAAATATCCAGTATTCTATTCTCATATATATATTATTAATAATTTATTAATAATTGTAATAATTGTATTAACCCATATCCTATCGCATATACTAAAGCAACTACTGATCCTATACCAAATATTATAGTTAAACTTCTAATAATCCATTCATATTTATTAAAAACACTGTCGCATTTATTACATTTATTTATTGTTTTTATCTCCTCATCACTTAAAGTTATATTTTTTTGGATAGGTATATCTAAAGCCGCTTCAATATCGCTAATTACTGAATCACCTCTTTCCCTATTCGTCATTTCTATTTCTAATTTTATATTGTTTCCACTATTATCCATATGTTTAATTTATATTTTTTCTTGTCTGTCTTAATTTAATTTTTAGTCGTTTTCCTTTTTTACTTTTAGTTTTAATGGTAAATCTTTTACGATAATGAAAACGTTTTTTCTTTGTACATGGTTTAAATTTATTTACATGTTCTTGAAGTTCTTTTATATTCATTTTCCAAAAAGGTTTCTCTGGTTGATACATTAATATTCACTTATAAAATTAATATTAATTATTTACGAGTTCTACGGCGTTTCTTTCTTCTTCTTTTACGAGTTCTACGGCGTTTCTTTCTTCTTCTTTTACGCGTTCTCTTTTTCTTTTTACCACCTTTCCACCACTCATTGCGTCGTTTAACTTGCTCATATAGCGGATTGGTAAAAACACTTATTAATTCTCCTTTCATATCGTATTCGCCAAATTTTCCTGGGTCAAAACCTTTATCACTATAATACCCTCCATAATTATAAGGGTTTTCATTTGTTTTATATACTTTTTTTTGCCATTTGTTAAATTCCATAATCTCGCCACAATTACCAACAATATTTTTACCTTCTTCACCTGTAGTTGTTTTAATACAATGAGGTCGTTCTTTCGGACATTTTTTATTGGCAAAACATTCCTCACTAAAAGTAACCCTTTTAGACATAATATTATATATTCAAAACATAATATTATTTACGAGTTCTACGGCGTTTCTTTCTTCTACGTTTTCTCTTTTTCTTTGTACGTCGCCTTTTACGAGTTCTCCTTTTCTTTTTACGTCGCCTTTTTCTTGTTTTACCACCTATAGTGGCTTGTTTTCCCTTCTTCTTCAACATAGGATTAGATATCATTGTCATTACCTCGTCATCATTTCCATCTGTGAATAATTTTTTTCCTTCATTACTTAATTGTTTTTTTAACGTTTGTTTTTCATTTTTTTTAATCGCCTCCATATTTCGCACTAATTTCATAAGAGCAGCCATTCTGACCCCATTTGGCGTGTTCTTTGGACCCAAATAAAATTCTTCCATAGCTTTTTTTGTATCTTCTTTTGGATCTAACGCAGACGTTTGACGCATACCATCCAGTTGTATAGTACCAAACGCTTTCCTAATGTCTTCTGCGTCCCAATTTTTATCTATATAATCCAGTAACTCTTCGGCTGACTCGAGGCTGTCTGATTGTTTATCTTTAATATATTTCAAAAAATCTTTTTTTACATCATCTTTAGTTTGTATGTTTGATGTATGTGATGGTCGTGCTGGTGTTTGTCTGTGTCTATGCCTTCTTGTCCCTGATACTTTAAAGGGTTTTGTATTTGAAGCTTTCTTCCCATCGATAATAGCTTTTATTCTAGCGAATCGTTTTCTTGCGTTATCGTTCATATATTAATTATTAAGATTATATTATAAACGCGGTGCTTTTTTTTCAGTTATTATACATCCAATATATTCCAAAAATCATAATTCCACCTACACCAGCAAATATATATTTTTTCTTCTTGTTAAAATATTCCTGGTCTATAAGCTCTTTTGGTTTAAATTCATCATAATATTCTTCTAAACTTTCATAAAAAGTGTTTGTTGGTAATTCAAGTTCTTCATTTAATTTATTTGTAATATAATGAATCCACTTGCCAAAATTCATTCTGTTGTCTAAATATGGTTGAACCGGATATTGATTTAATAATTTTGAGAAATTTTTACCCATGGGTTTTATGGGAAAATAAAAAGGTAGATTTTGAATTAGAGTGAAATATTTTTTCTTGGTAACATCATTGGGGTTATTCGGGTATGTCATACCTATTGTTTGAAGAGTAAATTTAAAATATGGATACCATACTTGCGGGTCTAATTTTTGTTTATTCCTAAGTTGAGGCATTTATATACCAAACAATATAAAAACAAATTGATTTTAACATATAAATGAATAACAAAAATTATCAGTTTTGTAACAACTGTGGTAAAATGGGACATGTATTTCACGCTTGTAAAAAACCTATTACCAGTTCTGGTATAATATGTATAGATGTGGATGGGGATAAAGCGAAATATTTAACTATTTGTAGAAAAGATACGTTAGGATATGTTGATTTTATAAGAGGAAAGTATCCACTGTATAACAAATCATATATTAAAAATATTATAAGTGAAATGACAATACGTGAGAAGGAAAAGTTATTAAAATTATCTTTTCAGGAATTATGGAATGATTTATGGGGTAATTATGTTAGGGTTCAATACGCACAAGAAGAAAAATTATCAAAACAAAAGTTTCAACAAATAAGAGAAGGGGTATATATGTTTGAAAAGGATTTTTATAATTTAGAATCATTAATTAATGAAAGTGAAACGCAATGGGAAACGCCGGAATGGGGATTCCCGAAAGGAAGAAGGAATTATATGGAAACGGATAATGTTTGTGCACAAAGGGAATTTAATGAAGAAACGGGTTATACGGAAAATGATTATATTGTAGTTAGAAATATATTACCGTATGAAGAGATTTTCATGGGTTCAAATTTCAAATCATACAAGCATAAATATTATTTAGCTATTTATGTGGGGGACAATAAAAAAATGGATAAATATCAAAAAAGCGAAGTAAGTAATATGAAATGGCTAACATTAGAAGAATGTTTGCAACACATTAGACCTTATAATTTAGAGAAGACCGAAATTATTAAAAATATCGATAAAATAATACATAAATATAGTTTAATCTCATAATATATTAATGAATACGAATCATAATATATTAATTGGTGGTGGACTTCCAGATATATGGATTAATGATAATAAAAGGGTTGTGGGAGATAAAATATATTTTAAAAAAACGAAACCTCCAAACAAAATATTATTTAAACTGAAATTAATAAATTTTGAAGAAAAAGAAGGGCGATGGACCCTTGGTGTTGATGATAGTTATGAAGAAGGAGTTAAAGCGATAAACGATAGGATGAAAGAGTTAAAAATTGAGAAGATTGAGGATGAATATCCGGATTTAAAACATTTGATGATTGCATTAAAGTTTCCTGAGAAGATGTGGTCAGCTCCTCTTAGGTTTTATCATTTAAAAACAGGTGTTGATTCTTATAAATCTTTGGGAAAAGATACGCACAAAATCGCATTAGACTCTTTAAATAATCCAAAAGAAGAAAAGAAAGCACCTGTAGCGAAGAAACAAACGAAAAAACAAACAAAGAAAGTGGTTAAAAAAACAAAACAAAATAAAACAAAGAAGGCACCCAAAACTACAAAATGTAAATATAAAGAGGCTACAAGAAGATGCAATAAAGCAGATGATGATGATGAACACGATGATAGATGTGAAATAATAAACAATAGATGTACAAGGATAGAAGAAAAGAAACCCCCAAAAGCGAAGAAAGAGAAAAAGGCGAAACCAAAGAAAAAGGAAAAGACAAATAAAAGTTGTGAAGAATTAATTGCGGATATGAAAAAATTTGTTACTGAAAATGGTTCATTAGACCATATAGATAAAAGTAAAAATGAATATAACGATTTTTTACAATGTGTAGAAAAAAAAAATAGAGATGATGAGAAAAAAGAAGGTGAAGCTTTGGAAGAAGATGATTATCTTTTATACCCTTTATTAGAGGACCCAAATTTTAATAAAAAAATTTATAATAAAAAGGAATTTAGGGATGGTAATAAATATGCTGAAAGAGAATTGCCTGAAAAAAAATCAGATGAGGATGAAAGTCGCGGAAAAGAGTTTAAAAAAACGGTCGATAGTATATGTGAAAATTTAGAGTTTGAATTATTACCGCATCAAAAATTTATAAGAAACTATTTATCATTCGCGACACCATACAATAGTTTATTAATATACCACGGTTTAGGTACAGGAAAAACTTGTTCTTCTATAGGAGTAGCTGAAGAATTCAGAACTTATGCTAATCAAATGGGGGTAAATAAAAAAATCATAATTGTAGCGTCCAAACTTGTTCAAGATAATTATAGGAAACAATTATTTCCAGAACATAAATTAAAAAAAATTGGTGGATTATGGAATATAAAATCCTGTGTAGGGAATAAATTTATAAAAGAGATAAATCCAATGAATATGGAAAATTTGAGTAGAGAAGATGTTGTAAAACAAATTAATGCAATTATAAAAGAGAATTATGAATTTATGGCTTATTTGGAATTTGCAAGACAAATAGAGAAAGAGATTAAAAAATTTAGCATTAAAGAAGGGGATGATGATAAGCAAATTAAAATTAAAATTCAAGCTATTAGAGATAAATATTCGGATAGATTAATTATAATAGATGAGGTTCATAATATAAGAGATACTGAGATAGTAGGTAGTAAAAAGGATACGAATACAATGAAAAGCACAACTGAATATTTTCAAAAATTGGTTACATATGCGGATAACCTTAAATTATTATTATTGACTGGAACGCCGATGTATAATAGTCACGAAGAAATAATATGGTTATTGAATTTAATGAATTTGAATGATGATAGATATTCTATTAAAACGACAGATATATTTAATCCAGATGGCAGCATGACGGAAAATGGGGAAGAATTATTAATCCAAAAATCAAGGGGATATGTATCATTTGTGCAGGGAGAAGATCCTTATTTATTTCCATTTAGGTTATATCCTAATGATGATACTACGTTAGGTGGTTATAGAAATAATTCATTAAAATATATGATAAAGGAAAAAGATGATTTTACATATCCTACAAAACAAATGAATGATCATAATATTCCTCCAGATAGGAATGAAGATATAGGTATAAAACATTTAGATTTATTTATGACGAAACCGGGCGATGAACAGAAAAAAGGGTATGAAGGATATATACAAGATTTGATAGATAAGAATTTATTGAATGCGACACAAGAGAATTTTTCATATACGATGCTGACGGTTCCATCGCAATTATTAAATATATGTTATCCTGAAGGGGATAAAGAAGATTGGAAATATAGATATGGTTCGAATGGTTTAAAAGGGATTATGAATTATAATCATAACCTATTAAATGAATTTGAGTACAAAGAAAATCATGAAGGATTTTTTAAAAAAGACAATTTAAAACAATATAGTGGTAAGATCGCACAAATTATAAAGGAGGTGGATAGGTCTAAAGGGATTGTGCTTATATATTCACAATTTATCGAAGGGGGTTGTATTCCTGTTGCGTTAGCTTTGGAAGAATCGGGTTATAGTAAGTATGGCGGTTCATTATTTAAATCAATCAATCAAAGATACCAGACAGAGAAAGGGAAATATATTATGATAACAGGTAATAAAGAATTAAATAAAAACCTGAAGGAAACGATGAACATATGTAATGATGAGACCAATAAGAATGGTGAGAAAATAAAAGTAATAATAATATCGCAAGCTGGTTCAGAAGGATTGGATTTTGCGAATATACGTCAAGTGCATATTTTGGACGCGTGGTATAACTTAAATAGGACAGGACAAATAGAAGGTCGTGCTATAAGGAATCAAAGTCATTGTAATTTAAAGTTTAAAGATAGAAATGTGTTAATATGTTTACACGGAACATACGGATTAACTGATAATAAAGAGGCCGCGGATTTGTATATGTATAGGGTGGCTGAAAAGAAAGCAGAAATAACAGGAAAGGTGGCAAGAGTATTAAAAGAAACAGCTATAGATTGTAAATTAAATGAGAATCAACAAAATCTTAATAAGAAGATATTAAATGTAACAAGGGAAATTGTTTTACCAAGACAAGAAGAAGACGGCCGCGATATTTCATTTAATTTTGATATAGGACACAGCGAGAAAAGTCAAATATGTGATTTTATGGATTGTGAATTTAATTGTAAGCCCCATATAGGAGTAGATGGCGAACCGAATAAATATACTTATAATCAAAAGTTCATTACATTAACAGTAACTAAAATAATAGAAATCATAAAAAGGTTGTTTAAAGAAAAATATATGTATGAAAAAGAGGATTTAATAAACTCTATAAAGGTTAAAAGAGATTATAAAAGAGATGAGATTCTCAATGCGTTATCTATATTAATAAATGATAAAACCGAATACATTGAAGACAATCTTGGAAGGAAGGGTAGATTATTAAATGTTTCCACTTTATATTTATTTCAGCCGATTGAAATAGGTCAAGAACAATTAACGATGTATCAAAGACAACATCCTATGCCTTATAAACCCAATAGCATTATGATAAAATTGAAAGATTTAAAGAAGAAGGTAAAAGATAAATTTGATATTGTAAAAGAGTTTTTTGAACATTTGGAATTTGTATTTGATGATAATAAATTTGAGAACACGATAAAGTCGTGGGAAGAAGATAAATCAAAAGTGGATACATCTTTTAGTAAAAAATTCCATTATCAAATAAAGAATGTTACTACACTATTGCATGAAAAAATGAATATGGACAAGGACGAGTTAAAAAAGCATTCGGTTTTTAAAATGATAGATGGGTTGAAAGACAATTTTAATTCTAAATTGAAGTTGTTAAATATATATCAAAAAGATGACATGTACAAAGAAAATATTAGGGATAAAGCCAAAGCCATAATCAAAGAGTATTTTTCAAAATATATCTTTATGGATGATGAATATTGTATTATAAGTAATTTTAAATCAAATATATTTGATGATAAATCAAAGGGGGAGATATTTGTAGTTAAGAAAGTTGGCGATAAATATGAAAAAATAGAGGAATCAATGATGATGGTTTATTTAAAAAAATACATAGAAGAAAGACCTATAGAAAGGTTGAATATGAATAAAATATATGAACTAATAGGATTCTCAAGTTATATTGATGAAACAAGGAAAGATGATATAGTATTCCGGTATAAAAAAATAGAAGGGAATAAGGTAAATAAAGGAGTAAGGTGCGATAATAATGCTAATAAAAGAATGAGCCAGGCGGCAAGAGGCATGTTGATAAGACTTTTATTAAAAAAAAATACAGATAATATGTTGAATGATGGGGAGAAGAAAATTAAAAAGGAACGGGAAGACAAATTAATAGCCGAATTAAATAAACAGAAGAAATTTGACCATAAAGAGGAATTGAAAAAATGGGCAAATTTAACACCTTACCATACGTGTTTAATGGTTGAATTTATATTAAGACATTTAAATGATAAAATGGATGGAAAAAGATATTTTTTCGATTGCGTGGATACTATTTTATACGGCGTGTCGGAATTGCCCAAAAAGAAGACAATTTACCAAGACTTATTGATAGAGTAAAATAAAATTGATTTATATTTAAAAAGATAATATCTGTTATATATAATGTCTACTAATCTTGCTAGAAGAAAACAATACGGAATTTATATGGAAAACGTTTTAACAAGAAAAGTTGTTGTTCCTTTTAAACTTATTGGTAAAAATATTGGTAAAATATTAACAAATTTATTATCCAACAATTTGGAAGGTCGTTGTGCTAGTGAAGGTTATGTGAAAAAAGGTTCGGTTGAAATAATATCATATTCTGCTGGAGTAGCTAATAGTTCAAATATATGTTTTGATGTTTCATTTAAATGCTTATTGTGTAAGCCTGCTGAAGGTATGAGGATTAGATGTACAGTATGCAATATTACAAAAGCGGGTATAAGGGCTATTTATAATAAAGATCATTGTTTAGATAAAAGTGGTGACGGCATTAAATCATTTGAATCACCGATTACGGTATTTGTTGCACGAGAACACCATATAAAAGATAAGAGTTATTCAGATATTACAAAAGAAGGGGAAGATATTATAATAAAGGTAATAGGAATTAGATATCAATTAAATGATGATACTATATCAATATTAGGAGAACTATGTAAAACAAAGAAAGACAAAAGTGGTCAAAAAATTTTAAATATATCCGGTTCATGTCATGTTCCAAGCGATAAGTAATGTATAAAAATAATAATATAAAAGTAATATTATTTTTTTTATAAATGGAAAAAGAAAAGAAAGAACGCATGGATAAATTAACCGATTTGAAAAAGATTATTGAATCTATGGAAGCAATTCATCATCCAAAGATTTTAGAAATATTAAAAACGAATAATATACATATTTCAAGTAATAGAAATGGTTGTTTTATAAATATGAATAATTTCGATGATACTATTTTATCCAAATTGAATAATTTCATTAATTATATAAATATACAAGAACAGACCTTAGGTGCAGTAGAAAAACAGAAAACGGATTTAAATAACGCCTTTTTTAATAATAAAGAAAAAGATAATAAAGAAAAAGTGAGTATTACACATAGCGAATGTTAAATATTAAAGACCTAAAACCTTTCATGTTTAATGATAATAATATAAGAAAAATATTAAATACTAAGAAATATAATACAAAGCCATATAAAATACAAATTAAGAAAGAGGTTAAAAAAAGCTATGATTCAACTAATGAAAAGGTTTTTAGAACGAGTGAAAATTGCGATCCATTAATATGGTATTATAACATTTTATTGAATGGAATGCAATCTTATCATTTTTTGGGAAACAATGCTTATCAAGAAGAGAATAAGATTAAGATGGAACTGGTATATAAAATTCGTGAAAACAAACAACTTTTAAAAAATCATAAAATAAAATATCGCGAAGTGGAAAGTAATTTATCCAATGAAGCCAAAATAAATATGAATACCTTTTTAGCATTATTAATAGTGTCTGAAACAAATTTTTATTACAGCGATGATAAATTCTACTATGAAAAATTAACAAATCCTGATTTGAGTCGTTATTGTTATGTTTTGAAAAAAAATGATAAATATTATTTATGGGTGGATGAATCTAATCCCGATATTGAAACATTAAAAGAAAAATTAATTACAATTGATAATTTGAATAAACCATTACCTGGTATAAGTAGTTTTAAAAAACCCGAACTAGAAGAGTGGTGTAAAAAATTAAAAATAAAATATGAATATGTTGGTCAGAAGAAATTGACTAAGAGTAAATTATATGCTTTAATACAAGAAAATATATAATAAAATTGAATTATATTTAAAATAATCTACTATTTTATATATAATGAGTGAATCCAACAAAACAGAAATGGAACAATTGGCGGATATGTTAGAAAAATACTATATGTTTTCGCCACGCGTGAATGAAGAGAGAGAATTAGAATTAAGATTTGGATTAGGGGAAAATAGTATAACACAAACACAATTTAATTCGGTGATCTCAAAATTAAAAACATCAGGCTTTCAGTTAGTTAATAATGAAGGTGAATATATGTTAAGGATAAATCCCATGACACGTGGGAAAAGTGGATATTTCAATCAATCATTTGTTAGGGTAGAGATTAACGAATTGAATAATATTCAAAATTATTGTAGGACAGATTATTTCGATACCGTTAATATACCAGATAATATTTCTTTAATTCAAAAAAAGTTAGCAATTAGTGATAGAAAAGCGGATCCCAATAACCCTGGTAGAACAATAAACCAATACGTTCGTCCTGTAGATTTTAAAAACTCTAATTTTAGAGTAAATTATAAAATAGAGAGAACATTATCTACAGAAGATAAAATAATACATAGTGTATTGAGAGAATGGCCTTCTTCAAAAAAAATTTACAGATATTTAAAAAGATATAGATTTAAAATACCAAATGAACCATTTGAAATACATTGTTCTATTGTAAAGACATCACGACAAAGGAGGTCGCGTGGTAGAAGTGTTTATATAGAGGAAAATAATATTCAAGATTCAAATATATTTGATAATCCTGAGCAATATGAAATAGAAATAGAATTCCAAGATAAAAAATTAAAAGATAAAATAAAGGAGAATTGGGACCAAACAAAAGAAACCCAACAACAAACATTTAACAGATATGTGATGAATGTTATAAAAAAATATACAAAAATTATATTATCGGGAATACAAAATACGAATTATCCTATAAGATATGATGAACAAACATCTGTATTGAAAGAATATATAAAATTAACGCATAGGGAAAAAGTTTTAACAGATGCAAAAAACGGTAAGAAAAGAAGAGGAATCTCATTGGAGGAATTATTGAGAGGCGAGTCAAATTATAAGAGAAAAAATAGAATGAATTTTATAGGACCTTCTACAATTAGTTTGGAAATGAAGCATATTGTTCCAACTGATAATAAAGACGCAGCCAATATTAATAATCTTTATACAGTTACCGAAAAGGCTGACGGCGAAAGACATTTAATGTATATCAATGATATTGGTAAAATATATTTGTTAGATATAAATTTGAACGTGAAATTTACAGGTTGTGTTGTTGAACATGATGATTTATACAATACAATATTTGATGGTGAGCTGGTATTATTTAATAAATGGGGTTCTTTTATAAACCACTTTTTAATTTTTGATTTATATATATCGAAAAAGAAGGATTTTAGACAATATCCATTTATGAGTACGGGCGTTATTAAACATGAGATGAAATATACAAATCCGGATATTGATAAGAATAAATTCAGATTTGTACAAATGAGAAAATTGACATATTTATTGGAACAAGAAGTTAAAAATATTGTTTCGGGGAAACCAGTCCCTATGATTATTAAATCTAAAGATTTTGAAAATAATTTACAAGAATCTATATTTTTAATATGTAATACGATGTTAGATAAAATAAAAACGTTGGATTATGAAACTGATGGACTTATATTTACTCCTGTAGATAAAAGTGTTGGTTCGGATTCCATAACACTTAATCATTCAACGCAAAGAACATGGTTATATTCTTTTAAGTGGAAACCACCTATACACAATACTGTTGACTTTTTGGTAACTACGAGAAAAAATGGTTCGAAAGATTATCTTGGAAACATTTACGAGAAAGGGACGAATCTTGGCGGCAATAGCAATATTAGACAATATAAACAATTAGAGTTGCGTGTAGGTTATTCACAATATAAACACGGCTTTTTAAATCCAATGGATACTCTTATACGCGATACGGTTCATAAATTACACAACTATAGAGAAGTTAGTGAATATAAACCTATGTTGTTTTATCCTACAAATCCTACTCCTGAATATCCCATTCATTTATCCAATATATTATTAACAAAGGAGGGTAATAAAAAATTCATGAAATTAGAGGACGGAAGTGAAACTTTTGAAAGTGATATGATCGTTGAATTTAAATTTGACCAAACAAAAGAACAAAATTGGCAATGGGTTCCTATTAAAGTTAGACACGATAAAACTGCCGCTTATAAGAAGGGACAACGCAATTTTGGTAATGATTATTCTGTAGCTAACAGCGTTTGGATGTCTATAAATAATCCCATTACAGAAGAAATGATAAGAACGCAAAAAAATGTTCCTGATTATATTGATGATGATACTGTTTATTACAGCAATAATAAAAAAACTACTACTACAAAAGGTTTAAGAGATTTCCATAATAAATATGTTAAATTTAAATTGATTAACCATATGTCCCGTGCTAATCAAACTTTATTAGATATGACTGTTGGTAAAGCTGGTGATTTACCAAAATGGATACAAGCCAAATTGAAGGCTGTTGTAGGTATTGATTATTCTGTTGATAATATTGAAAATCAATTAGATGGTGCTTGCACAAGATATTTAAAAGAAAAACAAAAAAAATATGCTATTCCAAAATGTATGTTTCTTTCCGGCAATTCAAGTCAAAATATTAAAAATGGTTCCGCGTTTGGTGATAAACAAAGAAACGCACTTATTATGAATGCTTTATATGGCGAAGGCAATAAAAACCCTGATGATATAGGCAAAGCTGTCGCCGATTTATACGGTATCGCCGAAAAGGGGTTCGATATTATTAGTAATCAATTCTCAACACACTATTTCTTTAAAACTAAACAAACACTATTAGAATTTGTTAAAAATCTAAGTGAAAATTGTAAAGTTGGTGGTTATATAATCGGTACTTGTTACGATGGTGAAAAAATATTTGATATTTTAAAAGATAAACAACCCAATGAATCTGTTAGTCAAACCAATATTGATGGTAAAGTTATATGGAAAATGACTAAAAAATATGATGGTAATAAATTATCATACGACGAAACATCTTTAGGTTTGGAAATTGATATATATCAAGAATCCATTAACAAAGTTCACACCGAATTTATTGTCGTTTTCAAATATTTTACAAAAATCTTAGAATTATACGGATTTGAACCATGTCCACAAGAAGAATTGGGACGAATCGGGTTAAAACATCCTATTGGTTCATTCTCTGAATTGTTTGATTTAATGAATACCGATCTAATTGAAGGTAAATTCCAAAAGAAAAATATTGGAAAGGCCGCCGATATGAGTGACTCCGAAAAGTTTGTTAGCTTTTTAAATAATTATTATATATACAAAAAAAAGAAACACGTTAATATACAAACCGTCGAAAATAGTTTAAATCACGTCGCTGACCCCATTACACGACAAGAAAGAGATTTGGAAAGTTCTATACTTAACGAATCTATTAAAACTTATAGAGATTACGCAATTAAATATAAAAGGAAAGTTGAATTAAAATAAGACTTTTTATATAAATTATTTAAAGTATTGATAATATAATAAATTAAATATGTTATATTATCTATTGAATCAAATAAAACAAGAAATAAACCCCGACAATATAAAAATTCAATTTTTATTAAAAGATAAAGAAAAAGAATTGGATTTATATATCAGTAAATCATTGGCCAAATATTTAAATTCAGCAAAACAAGAAATATCAGAATATTCTGGTAATTGGGATACTGTTAAAAAATATACCAATCCATATGAATTTATACATACCAACATACCACATCTATCTTATTCTATTAGTAAATACAAGCCTATCTCCAGGGCTTTTTTTAAAATAACTGAAATATATAATTCTTTTGATTTATTGGGACAACAATTCCCTATAAAAACATATCATTTGGCCGAAGGACCCGGTGGATTTATAGAAGCAACCGCTTATTTACGTAAAAATAAATTTGATAAATATTACGGTATGACTTTAATTGAAAAAAAAAATAACAATGTTCCTGGTTGGAAAAAAAGTGAGACCTTTTTAAAAAAAAATCCTAATGTTATTATTGAAAAAGGAGCTACAGGCAACGGTGACTTATATGACCCCGACAATTTTAAAGATTGTTTTGCAAGACATCAAAATTCTTTTCATATTATTACAGGCGATGGCGGATTCGATTTCTCAAGCGATTTTAATAATCAAGAAGACCAAGCCTTTAGATTAATTTTAACACAAGTTATGTATGCTATCGCTATGCAAAAACTTGGAGGCACTTTTATTTTGAAAATTTATGACTGTTTTTTATTATCCACAAACCAATTAATTTATTTATTAGCTTGTTTTTACAATAACGTTTATATATCTAAACCAAATACGTCAAGACACGCCAATTCTGAAAAATATATTATATGCACTGATTTCAAAAAAATTGATACAACCATCATTTCTGAAAAGTTTTTTCGTGTATTGACTGTTCTTAAACCAATTGATTTTAACGTATATTCTATCCTGAAAATTTTAAATATACCTATCAATTTATATTTTAAAAATCAAATAGCAGAAATAAATGCTATTTTCGGACAACAACAAATTGAAAATATTATCACTACTACAAAAATTGTTTCTTTTAGAGAGAAAAAAAATGATAAATTAAATCAAAATAAATTGGCCAATATTCAAAAATGTATAAATTGGTGTATCCAGAACAATATCCCTTACAACAAATTCTCTCAACCTTCCAACATCTTTTTATCTTAAGATTATACAGAAGAAATAATTATCTTTATTAATAATATATGCCTATTAATGAAGATAAAATAAATCCAGAAGAAATGAAAAGACAATGGCACTCTCAACAAGAAGATATATTAAAGGAATGGAGCGAACAAGCCGGTTGTTATCGCTGGATGCACGAAAGAGCTTATCAAGTATATAAAAAGCAAAATATGCGATTTTCAATTCCCGTAATTGTAATTAGCACTATAACAGGAACAGCTAACTTCGCACAAAATGGATTTCCAGAAGCCATAAAAGGATGGGCTCCTTTAGTCATAGGAACCTTAAATTTGGCCGCAGGACTTATTACTACGATCGCACAATTTTTAAGGGTTAGTGAGCTCCTTGAGGGTCATCGTGCAGCAAGTATAGCTTATTCTAAATTAAGTAGAAATATTGCTGTTGAATTATCATTACCCTCAGATGAACGATCCATGCCGGGTATTGATTATATTAAACAATGTAGAAGTGATATAGATAGATTAATAGAGCAAAGTCCGCCCGTTCCTCCAGATATTTTGAATACATTTGATAAAAATATATTACAAGATGTATCTGGAGAACCCGTATTATTTTCTGTTCCACCCATATTGAAATTAGTACCCGTTAATGTATTTAGAACAGAGATAGACGACGAACAGAGAATTAGGAAAGCTATGGAAATGAAAGAAATCGCCAGAAAACATAAAGAAGTCATATTAAAAGAAGAAAATGATAAAATAGAAGCCGCTATTATAGCACACGAAAATAGAAGGAAAAGCATTCGCGGCGAAGTTGAACTTGAAAGTATCGCCAGAAAATTACAAAAAGAACAAAAAGAACGAGAAGATAAAGATCTTAAAAGACAAAATTTAACTCTTGGCGATTTAACAAAAAGAATCGGTAAATTTAAAGATATTTTAACACAAGAGTTTGCGGAGGAAGAACAAGAGGATCGCGACGATAATGAAGATGAAGATGATAAACCACCTACACCCCCCGCAACTATTCAAATAGTAATTGATGATATTAGTAATAATGAAATAGACATTAGTAATAATATTGTTTAATTGAATTTCTCATTCGCCAAGCAAATATTTGAATCACCATTCTTATTCGGCATTAACTCGCCCTTTATCCTTCTATTTATCATTGGAAATGGTATATTCACCTTTATTTGCGAACCATTATCTATAAAATCTTTAAAATGTTTGTATAGTTTTTTTATTGGTTCATACCTCAATGTTAATTCAAATTTACTCAATTCCTTTATTATATTTTTTACATCCGCTTGCCTTTCTTCTTTTGTTTTATATTCTATCTTTTTTACCATTATTAAATATACTACATAATTTATATTTAATATATTTAACTCCAATATGTATTTCTTTGTGTTTGCCTTCCAAATGATTCGCTCACTCGTCTATACCTTGCTCTCGCCACTTCTAACTGTTCTCTATAATAACTACTCCTATCGCGCGATGACGCAAATAAATCATCCCTAACAGACCTTCTCCTCATTGATGATGACGTAGGTAACGCATAACTAAGAACTGGTTCCTCCGAACCAACATCTTTTCTACATATCGGACACGTTGTTTTATTCTCCAACCATTTATCTATACACGCTTTATGGTATTTATGCTTACAACTCAATTCCTTTTTATTTATCGTTATATCTGTTAAACATATACTACATAAAGGATTCTCCTTCTTCACATTTAATAAGGACTCTTCATCATACGTTCTCACTACTGTATTTCTTGTTACTCTCCCACTTAAAAAACTCGCAAATGTTCTATTATGTTTAACACAAGGTGAATCGCATTTCGGTACCCCCACTTCATCTATATTCGCTCTTCGTGCAAGTCTCGCTTGACCTACAGACATCATCTTCACCAAATCCTTCGCTTTAAATTTAAATTCACCATAGATGCCTTTTTGAACTAAATCTCCTGTATATTCATTCCCCTTTATTTCTTTTATATTAAAATAATAATTACCGGCAGGAACAATATTCCCATCCAAATCAAAAAAAGTGTTTGAGGCACTTATAGTTGTTTTTATATTTTCTGTCATATTAATAAGTTATATTATATTTTTTCAATAATTTTTTCTGTGTTAAGTAGCTAACTGTAGTGTTTAAAACCTTCTTCATGAAATATACGTTCTTCACTAAAGATTCTTGAACCTTATCATCATCAAATTTATGTCTCTGATGACGACCATTCTTTATACATTTTTCACTTTCACTCTTCATCACTGGGTTAAAGTCTTTAAAACACCAATATACAAAAGCGTGTATCCCATTATGCGATAACAACTCTGTAGCCATATTGTAATCGCTATTCATCATTATCCACATTGTAAATGGGAATATATAGCAAAAACCATAGTTGTCGCACTCCTGAAGGCAAGCTCCTAAATAACAGTTTTTTTCAGTAAAACTAATTCGTCTGTTGTGTGGGAGATTCTTGTTCACATATTTAAATAATTCTCTTAGAAATATGTAATCGATTGATTTTTTGTATTTCTTTCCATTCTGTTCATTCGGCATCCATTTACCGTGTGAATTAATGTAATACGCCCTCCTATTGTGTATTATCAATACGCCCTCATGAACCGAATCCTTTTCATTGTAATTGTCCATAGACACAAATGTGTAGTGCGTTTTTTTAGGTTCATATAAATAATTCTCTATGAATTCATCTATATCGTATTCATAAGGCATCCATACACCCTTATTCTTTTCAAACACTCCCCAATCCATGTATTCAACAAAATGTTTCATCCTGCTTCCACCTGCCCAGAATGCCTTCCTCATATCAATATCCAAATTTGATACGGAAATTTCCTTTCTGGTCATTGCATTCAACAGTTGATGAGCAGTATTACCCTGTAACTCTGTAGAATCAAAACCATAACGGTCACTCTTCTGTTGTAAATATTTAAATGTATTTGATTTTTTTGCGTAAGATTTAAAAGATTTCATGTTTCTGATTATATTTAGATTACTTATTCATATTTATATATTTTCATTCAATTTTCATTTTAATCTTTACCTTGTATATATGTCTTCACAAGGATTTGATAGAACTAATCAGAGGAATCGACAAAAAAGAGCTGAAATAATAAAAAGAGTTAATTTGGCAAGAGCAAAAGCAAGATTTGAGAAACAACGTGAAGTTTTTAAGGGACCTTCAAAAAAAGCGAAGGGTTTGAGACCACAGCTATCTTGGGATACGGAAAAAAAACCAGGAAACCAAACCATGCGAGATATGTCTTATCTAACGAAGGGAAAACAATTTACACCACAAGGAGCAATGCTGAATAGTCGGAAAGCAAGAAATAAACTCACATCAAAAGAAAAAGGAAAAATCATTACCAGTGAAATACGAAGAAAGAAAAGAGATACAGAAAAAAGAGCGAGGGCCGCGGTCGAGGCAGCGTATAAGAAAGAAGCCATTGAAGAAATACAAGCAAAAGTAAAAGATGACGAGGATGAGAAAGAAAAAAAAGCACGTGAAATTGAGGAGTTTGCAAAAAGCTTGGACATCGGCATCGGTAAGAATCCAGGCAAAAGCAGCCTTCCACCAGGGCCTGTATTGACAGGGGGGAAAACGCGTAGAAGAAAAAGAAAACGTAGAAGGAAAACTAAAAAGAAAAAGAAAAGAAGAAGACGTACAAAGAAAAAGAAGAACAAAAAAAGAAGACGTACAAAGAAAAGACGTAGAAAATAATTATTTCATAAATTTTATGTAATAATTAATAACCACTTGAACCGCTACCCGAAGTTGAACCTGAAGTTGTTCCTGAAGTTGTTCCTGAAGTTGTTGATGTGTTTGGTATAAAATTAGATGTTGCTCCTTGTGATGCTAATACATTCACACCACCTCTTTCAACCGAATTTGTTTGAATACCTTCAATGGTAGGAAGAATACTACCTTTAGAATAAGACTTTACTGTAACTTTATATGTTGCTTTATCCACTGTTCTAATAGTTGTAACAGTTGGCGTAGTTTCTATATAAACAATACTTGTATCGGTAACATATTCGGTATAAGTTGTTGTAGGATTACTTCTTGTAGTATTTGTTGTAGGAATTGGACCGAAATTAGCATAAGGATTTTTAGCATTAGGATTTGTATTGAATTCGAGTGGTTTCCAAGAAAAGGTGTTAAAATTATATAAATTATTCTGATACCAATTAGACGTGAGACCAAATGAAGGTGGCGGAACAGTTAGAGGTTCAAATTTAGGGAATACATATGTTGGGGTAGGAGGATCTTCATCTATTTCTCCAGTATAATTAGACCTACAAGTTAGTTTTTTATTTTCTTTACTTGTAAATGGCTTACAAGGTGTTGGTTTAGATATATCAACTTTAAATCGTGGATGATTAGAATCGTAGCAATTTTTATTTCTATTATTACATTTCGCACCGTAATTTGCTACAATTCTTGCTGTTACCGCATTATATTTTAATCTGTTTATTCTGGACCTATGAGATACAGCACCATTGGTGGAATGATTTCTATTATGTTTTTTATATACAGCACATCTTTCATACATTACTTTATTATTACTTGAATCGGGAAATGATACTTGATATGTATTTGTGGTTCCGGCAATTGGAGTTATAGATTTAAATGATGATGGTAAATTTTGTTTGTATAATTTATTTTTTTTATGTAATAACGATTGATGTGAAAATACAAATGTATTGGAAATTCTTCCTCCTGGATTCTGTGCACTTGTTATATAAGGATTATAACAACATTGTAGTGCATGATTATCTTTTAAAACTTTAGTATTTTCACCACAATTTAAACCTGGTTTGGGACAGGGTAATGTTTTTCTATTTTGATTTAAAGGCATTCTAAAGGGTGTATTGCAGTTTGTATTTCTTGATATATTTTTCCCATCTTGAATTTCTTTTTTTGTTACTAAACTAAAATTCGTAGTTGGATATGTTTGTCTATTAAATATGTTCATCGTAATAGGCATTGTGATGTATATTAATAATATTAATTATTACACTAATTTTATTAATTATTATAAATTGAACTATAAACACCAAGAGCTTTTCTTCTTGCCATATGTTGAGGACAATTTTTTGATTCACTTATAGCGATTTTGTTATAATTTTTACGTCTTCCTGAAGCGTTTGGATATATACCACCGCATTTGGTAGGGTCATTACATTTAACTGCTCCAACAATGGTATTATATCTTAAACGGTCTATCCTTGAACTACTATCCACAGCACCTTGTTTATAAAACTTTTTATTACTAAATTTGGCTGTCGTTTTGCGCAAATTACATCCATTAATAATATTATTACATTCTCCACCATATCCGTATAAATCGCCCGTTCCTTTCGATGTGGGCAATTTCATTTCATACGTCATTTTTCTTTTATTTTTTAAATAATTATTATAACCATAACTATATTTTGATTCATTATTATTAGGTTGTAATCCTGATTTGATAAGGTATTTATTCGTTCTTTCTTTTGGACAATGAATATTTGTATATATTCTATCATCAGGAATTATTTTATATTTCTTGTAATCTTCCATTCCCTGACTGGTAGCGCAACAATTACGACCCCATGGGTCGCGTTCTACACTATCTTTAAATTTTTTCATATAACCCGAACTACTTTGAGAGCCGGATTTAGCATTTTTTGCTATACCTATATAATTACATGGTTTACAGTTATGAACTTTCCATTTTCTTGACCAATACATATATTATTTAACAAGAAAATTAATTATCCATAAATATTATATATGCTTAATATTGTAAATATTGTTTTGGTTTTATTTTTGTTTATAATCATAAATCATTTTTTATCATATCAAGAAAATTTCGAATGTGATGTGAATCTAACGTCCAAAGAAACTTGTTTTAGAAGAACTCAAAAACAAAATGGTTTAAAAATAAATGAAGCTAAAAGTATGAGGAAAGAAATATATAAGATGATGAAAGAATTAAAAAAACTAGCGGGAAAATCAGAAAAAAAAATAGCACAAAATAGACAAGGCGTTAAAGGGTTACAGAATAATAACTAATTATAAATAATTAAATATTAATAATTTATATATGTTAACAACGGCAGCTATAAAAATATTAGGCGCTTTTTCAGTAGCATTTTTATTATTATATATATTTTCGGATAGGGGCATTGTAAGGGAGGGTGCTAAAGGTTGTAGCAAACAAGCACAAAACGTTGCGATAACACAACAAAGTGAAATAGATAATATTAATTCCAATAATAGAGTTATGAAAGCTGAATTAGAACAATTGAAAAAACAAATCGGTGGATATAAAGCGGAAATTCAGTATAATGAACAACAGTTAAAACAAGTTCTCGCACAGAAGAAAAAGGATATTCCTGCTGGAATGCAAAAACAATAATTATAAATCGTCATCATCATCATCATCATCATCATCATCATCATCATCATCATCAATTTCAACCATATCGTAACCCTCTCCTTCTACATAATTTTCCGACCAACTTAATATTGAATCATCTTCAGCTATTTCATCATTAATATCATTTAAGATTCTGGTATATCTTTCTTTCCCTTTAGTAATATTGACGGTTTCAAATGGTATGGATATACAAGATAACATCAAACAAACAAATGGATATGTAAACCTTAAACTATAATAAAATATGAACATTCTTAAACTGATTATTATGTGTGAAAATAAATAAAAAATATTGAATTTTTTAAAAAATATTGCGGGATTCTTTAATATTTTTAATTGGTACACAGAAAAACTTGTTATAAGTAAAGCACTATACATTGCTAACATTATAGAAAAATAAAAGATATATCCCAAGCCATCTTGATTCAATATTAAATACCCCTTTACATTTATAGGAATACACACTGTTTGATTTGTTTGATAATATTTTGATACATATATGCTACATGTTTTAATTGGGTATGTTTTACCACCATCTAATAAAGTAATGAAATTGTAATTTTTGTCATTCATATAAACTATAATAGATACAAGTAATGGGGTATAATATAGCAGTTGTATTAAATTGCCTGCATGGAACTTTATAATTTTTTCCCTATCATGATTTTTTCGTACTAAATATTTAGTTTTGCATTCCATGCATTCGTTTTCGCCTATACCGTTACTATTTCGGGATACTCTTCGCCAATTTTGCAAACATTGAATATGTACATGTTTGCTTGAACCAGAACAACGACATGGCGATATTAGCGAGTTTATATTATTTTCTTCTTCCAAACATATTCTACAAAACTTTTCATCATTCATCATTTCTGTATATTTTTCCATAATAATATAATATAATTATTATTAAATTAATTATATTAATAATTAATATATGGGATTACCGATAATGCAAAAAATGAAAGATGATGATAGTGGGGGAGCAGGTTTAGGTTCAGATTTCCTTGGTCCATCGTATAAATATCAGGATTTTATAAAAAGTACTGATGAAATGGGAATGAGTGGAGCAGGAAATTTTACCGCTCTTGGGAATGATATAGCAGGTATTATTAGTTATTCAGGATTATTGATTGAAGGTGGTGGTAAAGCGCGAAAAGGCGGACCTTTAGGTAATCGTTTTTTCACAAAAACTGGAACAAAATGCCAACCTTCAAAAAAAGTCGATGGTAAATGGAAACCCATTAAAGGTAAGGGTAAGGATGGTGAGGATAAAGTAGCAAGATATTTATGGCTTGATAATACAACCAAAGGTAAGATTCCATTTATTTCCGGCAAAAGTCCTTTCAAAGGGTTAGTTCCTGGTATGATGGAAAATTTATCTGCTTTAAACCCCATGGGACTTATGGCTGGCTTTGTTGAAGGTTCCACGCCCCCTTGTACTAAAATTACAAGAAGAACCGGTCCTTGGAATAAAAGTGGAGAAATGAAAACCGAGACTCATTATGTAGCAATAAAAGACCAAGAAGGGTTTGAAAATATGGAAGCATTTGAAAATATGAAACAATTTTTAAATCAAAAACCTTCCAAGACAACCTATAAATTTAATATAACCGATAAACCACTCGCAAACTTATACAATGCTGGATTCGGTATTTTAATGATATATTTAGTATTTCAACTTATGAAAAAATAATCTCTATTTTCTTGATAATATATATGAATAATCTTATTTTTGTATTTATTATCTCACTTTTCATGTTTTTCTTTGTACATTCTTTTTTCAATATGTACAAAGAAAACTTTGATAAACAAAATAATATCATTCTAATAGGAGATAGTATATTGGAAAATTCTAACTATGTGGAAAAATATTTTAGTGTAGAGTCTTCTATTAAAAAAAAACATTATAACGTTATTAATTTAGCACAAGACAATGCCGTCATTGAACAGATTTCTACACAAATTAAATTCCTACAACAAAAAAAACTTGATAAGAAAGACATTGTTTTTATATCCGTTGGTGGTAATAATATACTTAATAGTTATCGCTTTCGTAAAAAAAATAATAATAAGGTTTTAAATTCTATATTTCAAAAATATACGAAAACCATTTTAAATATTAAAAATTATATTCCCAATAAATTGGTATTACTTAATATTTATTTACCACCAAATGTTAAGGATTTTCATCCTCTTATTAAATTATGGAACAAAAAACAACAAAAATTCGCCTCCACTAATAATTTCAAAATATTAGATATTAATACATTAATGAATAATAAAAACTATTTTATAAAAGATATTGAACCTTCTAATGATGGTGGTCGCGTCATAGCAAACGCCATAATTAAGTCTATTTAATTGTAATTTAAACATTGATATTGGTCGGCAATAGTATATCCTTTCAACATATACCAATACCTTCTTAACAATTCGAACGGAACATGATAATAATAATAATCCCATCTATATGCTTTGTATGTAAATCCTATAGTATCTTCCAAATTCTCTACACAATGCCACCAACGCTTAGGTATTAAAATACAATCACCCTTCTCTAATATATATGTATTCACTTTCGCTTCTTTAAATTTCGGGAACTTCTCATAATCTATATTTTTAAAATCTATTTCACCCCATTTTGCACCTGCTGTGAATATTTTTCGTTCATACATATTTTCATCATATTCATTACTCACAATTCGTATTCTCTTCTTACCTTCTGCTACATATAAAAAAGCCAAATCGTCCATATCGCAATGCCATCCCGTTGTTGAACCTTTTCCTCCCATAAAAAAAGAACAATCATATAATGCTATATTTTTTTCTTTGTACATCGAATCATCTTTGTTTATATATTTATTAAACGTATCCATTATCTCCTTTTTAATTCCTATTATATTTAAAAAATCATAACAATCCTCGGTTTTGAAATACCATCTTATATCTTTCATCATCTTATCCAAATAATGCGACAACTTAACTTTCTCAAATATAGTATTGGTATCTATCGAATTTGATTTTGAAAATGTTACATATACTTCTCTATCTCCATGGTTATCTTTAAAATAATTAAAATCCATTTTATCTATTTCTTTCATGTTTAAACCCTTGTATAGAACAATATCATTATTAGTATTACTAAATTTATTATATAAATAAAAAAATATACCTATTAAACTGAATAATATAAAATTTATAATAATTATTACTTTCATATTTATTATAAATGTTTTTTATAATAAATTTTAACCTATCTACGGCGGCGTTGTTTGCGCGACTTCTTTCTTTTTCTGCGCGATTTGCGTCTTGATTTTCTTCGTTTTTTGCGGCGTCGGCGTCTTCCCGATCCATCTTGTCCCGGCACAGGATTTACTGCTGCTGCTGCTGCTGGTGCTACTACACCCCCGAAGCCATGTTTGTTTAAAAATGCTGCTCGCGTACCAAAATCGGCTTGTGCCCAAGCTTTCTTTAATTGTTTTACACCATTTCCTTTGTCGCAACCTAAATTAAACTTCATCATCGCGACCTTGTTGTCTGTTTTTCCGTCATATCCATTCATCTTCTTCCCCGCAATTTTACCGTATTCGCCACCCCAACCAGACCGACCCAATAGGGTTCCTCTTTTTCCAAGCATCATAGCACAACCACCCTGAGTGGTTAGGTCTGTTAAATGGTTATCTGCTGTAATCCATCCTTCCGCACCGGCAAATGGTGGTGTGTTAGATGCGATTGGTTCTTTCTTCCCGCCTCTACGACGACGATTTCTACGAGTTCTTCGTGATTTACTTCTGGTCATTATATTTATAAGAGAGATATTATTTCATTTTGATATATAATAGGTATTTCGCTAAAATCTATCAATAATTTATTTCTTTTATACACCTCTTCTACATTATATATTTTTAATTCTTCTTTAAAGAATTCCGGTTCATTGTAATACTGTTTTGCTTTTGCTTTCCCTCTTTTTTGAGGAAATACCGGCGGAATATTATCTGATTTATCTCCCATTATAATCTTAACAAACAAATCCATGTCTGCTTTCATCGTAGAATTCTTTACTGTTCTTACGGGTTTCATTTTTGCGTTATAAATTTCTACACGGTCAACTATCAATTGTAGATAATCTGTATCGCTTGTTATTATTGTAATATGATTTTCTTTATTTTTTAAATAGTGTTTAGTCGCTACAGCAATACAATCATCTGCTTCTAATTTTTCATGATAAAGTATTTTACTCGATACTTCTTGAAACAATCCATCATATGCCATTTTAAAGAAAGGTTTAATAACGTTATTTTTTGCCCTATTTCCTTTATAACTATTTAAATGTTCATTTCTCCAAATATCACTTCTCGGACAATCCTTTCCTATAATAATTATTGGATCTTCTATAGATAATAATTTCGGTATAGATTGAATTCTTTCTACAAACAATTTTTTGAATTTCTCTACAAATTCTTCATTTTCTATAGGGTTATTTATAGGTTCATCTTTATGTTTTAATCTCCACCATGCTAACAACGCATGAAATCTATAAAATACGAAATAGCTGCCGTCAATAAATATATAGTTCGTCATATTACTTACATGTTATCTAATTCATTTTAAATCAATTTTAAATCAATTTAGATAAAATGCTTTAGTAATATATATATATGTCCAATTATCAAAAAAAATTCTCATTTTCTCAAAGAAAAACAGAAGCAGATAGAATAAGAGAAAAATACCCAGATAGAGTCCCCATTATTTGTGAAAAGGCTAAAATGTGTTCCGATAAAGCTATACATAATTTGGATAAACGTAAATATTTAGTCCCAAAAGACTTGAAATTGGCTGATTTCATGTACGTTATTCGAAAAAGAATGAAACTTTCACCCGAAAAAAGCATTTTCTTATTTTTAGGAGATAATAATTTAGCACCTTGTAGTGCCTTATTGGGTGTTTTATACGAGGAATATAAAGAAAAAGACGGATTCCTATACATAACATATAATGGCGAAAGCACTTTCGGATAAAATTAATATCTTTATAATTAATATATGCCCGGATTTATAATCAATCAAGATCGTGCTAATCAAAGTGTTGGTAATGGTGTAAAACCCGTTAATAAAATTACTACTTATGAAAATTTAGATAAAAATGTGGGACCAACCGCCATTTACGATAGTAGTACCGCCAGACATAATTCTATTAGAAGAAGACTGAATACTAAAGCAAACAGAGCTCAAGTTTTTGGCGTAAATAACCAAGTTCATCAAATTAGTGGAGTGCGTAATGACTCGCAAAACCATACATTCTTCGTTGGGTTATTCCCACGTATGAGATTGAACCACTCTACGGCGTAATTTAGCAATATATTTTTAATAAAATAATGTTAATTAATAATATATGTATAATTACGTAGTAGAATTCTTAGGTACCGTATTCTTTCTTCTTGTTATTTTGTTAACAGGACAAGCGATCCCAATTGGTCTTGCATTGATGGCTGTAATTATGGTAGGAGGTAAAATCTCTGGTGGTCATTTTAATCCAGCTGTTTCAGTAATGATGTGGCGTAATGGTAAATTAAAAATGAGTGATTTGGCTCCTTACGTTATTGCACAAGTTTTAGGAGGTTTAGTTGCGTTAGAGTTATCTAAATACATTAAATTGTAAATATTAATTATTATCTAAATAATTAATATATAAAATGGCAAGTTTAGCAATGAATCCGCAACAAGAACAAACGACATCAGACGCGATAAGTGCAGGGACACAAGGAGCAAATACGGCGGCAACAAAGGCCAACCAATTATGGGGTAATTTGCGTAATGAAATGGGTAATGTCACGCAGCAAATGAAAGACAAACAGGCTGAATTCGAACAAACTAAGGAGAATTTGAAAGCGAGGGCGAATGAAACAAAAGCAAATGCACAACGAACAATTCAGCAAAAGCAAGCGGATTTGGAAGAATATAAAGCAGCAAACGCAGCTATTCAAGCACAGGGGCAACACGCATATTTATCGCATGGTTGGTCTGGACTAAAAAAAGAGGCAACAAAAGCAAAACAAAAGGCAATTGAAGCAAAAAAGACACTGGAACGAGAAAAGGTAGTCTTTGACAACGCCAATGCAGCAGCACACGAGAAGGCTAAAAACGCATATAGTGTTTCACAGGCATCATTTGATAAATTAGGTCCTCAACAAGAAACTCAAGCAGGACAAACGGTTTCAGGGATGACAACTGGACCCCCGGGGACCTCATTTGAAGCATCTGGGGGACGAAGGCGTAGGCGCCGTAGAAAATCACGTAGAAAAAAGAAAAGCAAGAAAAAGAAAGGTGGTAGAAAATCACGCAAAAAGAAAAGAAAAAGAAAGACACGTAAGAAAAGAAGAAGAAGAAACCGTAAAAAAAGTCGCCGTAGAAGACGCCGTTAAAAATATTAGTTAATAAGTTAATTAATATTTAGGAAATTATTCTTGGAGCAATATTCATCGTAATCAATTCCTGAAATAACAATTTACAAGAATATGGTATTTTATTAAATTTAAAATGTGTTGTGTTTCCACAATATTTACATAAATGTATCTTCTTTTCATCGTTAAATGTTGCTATCATCCCACATTTTTCACAAGTATATACTTGATATGTATCACTCGCATGATAAATTCTATCTTTAGTAAATCTGGCGGCACCATGACTAACCATACAATCTCTTTCCATCTCCCCAAATCTTAATCCTCCTTCCCGACTTCTTCCTTCAGCAGGCTGACGAGTCAATACAACCATAGGTCCTATAGCCCTACTGTGTTCTTTATCATCAACCATATGTTTCAATCTCTGATAAAATGCGGGCCCGATAAATATCGATGTTTCCAATTGTTGTCCAGTCATTCCATTATACAAAATTTCATTACCATTCTTTTCAAAACCCAATTTTAATAGTTCTTTACATATATCTTTGATTGGTAGTTCTCCATAACTTGTTCCATCGCCAAACATTCCCAATTGAAGCAATACCTTTCCAAGAAGTGTTTCTTTCAATTGTGCAATCGTCATCCTGGAGGGAATACAATTATGAGAAACAAAACTATTTGCTATAAAACTATGATTTTCTGAAATGGTTGTAAAATCATATACGTCTTCTGGGTCTATATTCTTAATTTCTTTAACAAATGTAGTAACCAAATGGTCTTTTTGGAAACACTCTTTAAATTGGGCGTACTCAAATTTAATTCCATTCGTCATCGTTTTAAAATATTCTATAGCACATCTACTTTCTCTTCTTTTGTGGTTACAGTATCTATAAGCAATAATATCCATACATTTTTCAATATTTTTTTTTGCGAGTGAAATCGCTAATCTAAAATCAACTCTATCTTCATATTTTGTTTTATATTCACAAATACTTGTTTTAATATCAAAATTATTAAATAATTCTTGCATATCTTCAAGATATTTTCTATGCGAATTTTTTATATCTTCTTTGATAAGACTTCTCATAGGTATTGGTCTAATTCTAACTTGTTGATTTGGCGTGGTCATATTTACAACTACTTTACTTCCATCTCCTCCTTGATAACCCGACAAGAATTCTCGTTTTACACTTGAATTAGCTTGCTTAATCCATTCTGGTAATTTTCTTATACTTTTTGTTTTATTGCCCACACAAGTACCCAAACAATATAATAAATAACCTAATGCTGGTTCTAAAGTGAGGTCATATGTCCATTTGGCTTTTATATACCTAGGTTTATTAAATCCTAATGTAATTACATCATTTGTTATTTCATTTATGTCTTCTTCTTCTCCAACATATATTTTTATTCTAATTGAATGCGTATTAACGTTCCTGATAGAAATATGTCCGTCTGATTCAACTATTCCCATTAATCTTGCCAATATCATCGTTTTATCATTAGAAATTTGTCCAACAAATCCCAACGATTTCAATCTATCCCAATATTGACCTTCGCCTTCTGTAATTTCCAAATTAACGCCATCGTTTGATGGAACAGGTAATATAGAATGATGTATTACCATTTTATCACAATATGGTATTATGTCTCGCGTTTCTTTCCAAATTAATTTTCCATTATTTAATACTAAAAATTTATGATCTGGCGTGCATTTAATTATTCTTCCAGAAATAGTTGTTAATTGTTTTAATTCTCTTGATTTTATAACAAATCCATCTTTAAATTTAGTATTAGATACCTTCAACGATATTGGGTCTATCGTTTTAATATCCATTTTCTTTTCATTAAATATATCTTTTATATATTTTACTTCTCCATTTGAGAGCGTAATTGGCGTCATCGCACTTAAGCAATGAGGATTGATAATAATGTCTGGTCTTAGACCGTCAGCTGTAGTGGGCATATCTTCACCTGGAAGGATTAGACCAATTGTACCCTTCTGCCCATGCCTGGATGAGAACTTATCGCCAAGCTTAGGAATTCTATATGTTCTGGTTCTAATCTTAGCGAAAGTATAACCATCCCCATTAGTATGAATATAATTTTTATCTACATAAGTTTTTTCATGAGTTCTATACACTCTACTTAAATCCTTGTATTTGATAACTTTAGTATGATCATTCCTATTTTCTTTAATGGGGACGATTTTACCAATAATAACATCTCTATTTTCTATTAATGTATTTTCAGGGATAACACCGTGTTCGTTCAATTTATTATAATTGGCGAATTTCATGCCTTTTGTTTTATTTCTATCTGGTCTACACCGGATTTCTTCATCTCCTTGTATCTTTTTATCTTCATCTTTTTCCGTATGATAAATAGTTGCTGAAAATAGGCCTCTATCTATACTATCTTTATTAAATATGATACTATCCTCTTGATTGAACCCCGAATAAGTAGCTATAGCAACAACCACCATACAACCACTTGGAATTTTATTAAGATTAATAATATTCATAATTCGCGTATCGACTAATGGTCGTTGTGTATATGTTTGAACATAAGCGGTTTTATCCATTCTTGCTTTATAATTAGAAGCAAACATACCCATTGCTTGTTTTCCCATAGCACATTGATAAGTATTCCTGGGAGATTGATTATGTTCGGGGAATGGGATACACGAAGCCAGAATTCCAAATATAGTTGAAGGGTGTATCTCACAATGAGTATATTTATAATAGAATTTCTTTTCTTTATTAATACCTTTCGGGGTCATTGCGATTAGTGCTGTGTTTTGTTCTTCAGGGTCAATATATTCTATTAATGAAGTTTCATAATTATGATTCACCAACAGGTCATCCCATTTGAAATTATTTTTATTAATGTCTTCTATATGTTTTGGTGTTAATAATAATTTATTATTTTTTACTCTAAAGACAGGACGAGTTAATCTCCCGGCGTCATTACAAATCCAAATAAATTTTCTCTTATAATTGAAAATGATACTGGTGTAAATATTAATAATACCCTGATGTTTCTTTTCTTTTAAAAATTCATATGTTTTTACTGGTTCTTTTGCTATACCAATCCAATTACCATTAATAATAATTTTTACTTTATCATATAAGCCCTTAATATTATCTTTATATTCCGAAAGAGGCGTATTGAATGGTTGTATAATATCATACAAGGGCATTATATCGGAGTTAATAGTAATATGAGCAAGGTAAGACAAATTTTTTACCACACCTACACTTTGTCCTTCTGGCGATTCGGCAGGACATATAAATCCCCATTGAGTGTTATGTAATTTTCTTGGAGGAATCAATTTTCCACTCTTATCAATTGGTGTGTTAATTCTTCGTAAATGACTTAAACTCGAAATATAAGTCAATCTACTTAAGACTTGAGCTACACCAACCTTATTAGAATTAGTATTTTTTATACCAAAATCGCCTGTAGCCAGTGCTCTTTTAATACCATTTTCTATGGTAGTAGATTTAATAATTTTATAAATATTGGTTTGATTGATAATATTCAGATAATCATCGGTGGATTTCCATGAACCATTATTCATTTCACGAACAGTTTGTTTTTGCATGTCTTTTACCAATTTATTAAAGTAATTCCTGAAAAGATTATTTAATAATGTTCCAGCTAAATCAATTCGTTTATTTGCGTAAGAATCCCTATCGCCGACACTTTTCCAACCAAAACTGGTTTGTAAAAGTTCATTAGTCATATATCCCAAAAAGAAAGTCTTTTCTAATTTTGTTCTACAGTGAGGAAACAAATCGTTATCCAAAACATCAGTAGCAAATTGCCTTTGTTTGATTTTCCCTTCTTCGACACCCATATTTATAGGCGTATACATTACATTATTCGTAATATATGTAATACATTCATCCTGTGTTTTTAATTGATTGGCTTCTATAATAGATGCTTTTAACCCATATAACATTTGACTCATGTTACTATCATCAATATTTAATATGATTGTCTCGCATATTTCTTTATCTGAAATAATTCCTAACGCACGAAATAATATAAATAATGGTATGGGCTGTTTAATTCTTGGAATTTGAATATATATTGCATGTCCCGAACCATTATTTTTTGTTGCTATGGTCATATTAATTTGTTTTGGCGAAATACACTTATTTATAGGAACGGATTTTATTTCAGCTAACCAGGACCATTTATTGTTATTTTTTTTAATATTAAAACACATAACGCGATTTTCTCTTGCTCTTTCCTGAGGTAATACTGTTTTTTCTGAACCATTTATAATAAAATAGCCCCCCGGGTCAGCATAACATTCACCTACAATATCTGAACTCAAATGAGAATATTGCGTAAGAACACATATCGATGATTTCAACATAATGGGTAATTTACCAATATGAATACGTGGTAAATTTTTATATAATGTTTCTACATTCTCCATATTCTCACCACTTCTTTTAATAATTTGAAGGCCAATATCAATTGTTTGCGATGATGCGTAAGTGAAATTTCTTAAACGCCCTTCTTGTGGAAACATTATTTTTGTAGCCCCATTATTCTCATGAATTTGTGGTCTATATATTTGATAATTATTGAAAGTGGCTACAATCTCTAATTTATATTTTCCTGTTTTCTCATCTTTATAATGCTCTGATTTTATATGGACCGGATTAAACATTTTAATGGTACTTTGAATTTGATTTTGAACAAAATTATTATAAGATTCTATTTGATGTCTAACTAATCTCTCAAGGTGATGACCATCGAAATATTTCTCTATCATCTTCCATGACATACTTGTCTCATAATTTTGTTGTGGGTTTGTTTTTACGGATTCCATTATCTTAATATTATAAATTCAATCTATTTAAATCAATTTTATAATTTAAATGTACCAGTTAATTATATTCTTTCTAATAATATTTATATATTCATTTATTATGAAAAAAGATATATCGAATAATAAATTAAAATTGGTTATACCTACAGATTCTAAAATAAAGTCTCCCATTAAAAAACCCCCCTTACTACTATGTAATGGTGGAAATGATAAATATAAAAAAAACTTGTTTAAAAATAACGCATATAGTCACATATATACAATGAACCGATTCAAATCGTGTCTTGATAATAGAAATGTATCTGGAACCAAGAGGGTTAATTTTAGAAAACCAATAAAAAGAGATATGTTTAAAAAATGGGTCCAAGATGTTGATAATGATTATAAAAAAAAATTCATACGGGACGATTTTTACATAAGAAATAAAAGTTTTGAATTATATCCTGAAAAAAAAAGTTTGCCTCCGATAATAGAAAAAGAAAAGGTAAATATTAACGTAGAATTAAAAAATTTAGATGATTTAATAGCCTTGACCGATAAATACCCTATCAAATTCAATGTAGAATATAATATCAATATGGAAGCTATACATAATATAAAAAAACCTATCACAAAATTGAATAATATGATAGGTATGAATAAATTGAAAGAATCTATATTGGATCAAATTATATATTTTATACAAGATTTACATTTGAATAATGGAGATTTTATGCATACTGTTATAGCTGGTCCTCCTGGAACTGGTAAAACCGAAATTGCTAAGATAATGGGTGAAATATTTTCAAATTTGGGAATTTTGAAAAAAAAGAAATTTAAAAAAGTAACCAGAAGCGATTTGATTGCTGGATATTTAGGTCAAACAGCACTGAAAACACAAGAAGTTATTAAAGAATGTTTAGGTGGGGTATTATTTATAGACGAAGCCTATGCATTGGGGAATGAACAGAAGAAAGATTCTTTCGCAAAAGAATGTATTGATACATTATGCGAAGCTTTAAGTGATCATAAAGAACATTTAATGGTTATTGTCGCTGGCTATGAAAGTGATTTAAATAAATGTTTTTTTTCTTATAATAAAGGCTTGGATTCCAGATTTACATGGAGATTTAAAACAGATGATTACAATGGAGAAGAATTAAATCAAATATTTAATAAAAAAGTTAAAGATATATCATGGAAAAATGATAAAATTAAAAATAAATGGTTTGAAGACAAAATGAAATTTTTCACATTCTATGGTCGTGATATGGAAACACTATTAGCAAAAGTAAAGATAGCACATAGTAGAAGGGTTTTTTGTTTACCCGATGAATTTAAAAAACATCTAACTTTAGAAGATTTAAATAAGGGCTATGATATGTTTTTGAATAATGACGAAGTAAAAAAAAGAGATACAACAAATATAATATCTCATATGTATTGTTAGGTTTAATAATAATAACTTTTCTATTTGTAGTTATTATTATGTCTAGTACAAAGAAAATATCTATTAATCCTGAATTTTTCAAACTTAGTAATCTTTCAACCAAAAAAAAAAGTAAAAAAGGGAAAAAGGAAAAACCTCCTACTGAACTTGTTAAAAAAGATTTAAAAAAACAGTTAATTAATAAAGTTAATGAACACAGAAAGAATATTCAAAAAGAAAAACTCGTCAAGGAAACAAATGAAAATGTTAAGGAAATAAGTAACAACATTGACCAAAGTCTTGAATATTTAAATACGCTCGCTCATAAAAAGGTTGAGAAAAAAAATAAGAGAAGGGAAAGAAAACAGAAAAATAAAACGTTTAAAATCACAGAAGAACCTTCACCATCGCCTCAACCACCATATAGTAATTTGAAAAATTCAAGCAGACCAACATATAAACAATGGAGGAAAACAGTAAAAAATAATAAAAATGAAAATATAAATGAAAATCCCATAAAAAATAAAATATCATTTGGAGAAGGTGATGAAATCCAAACCGAAACGCGAATTTTTGAAGATAGTTTTGAAGAACGTCAAAAGAAATTATCTGATTTAAAAATAAACTTTACAAATTTGGATAAAGATATTAAAGAAAAAAAGAAAAAAGTTAAACGAAAGCATAGAACAATTAGAAGAAAGATAACATTAGGCAAACATAAAAATCGTATAGGTGTTCTCATAAAAAATAAAAAAACCAGAAAAAATATATCTGATGAATTGGATGTTTTAAAGAAAAAATCTATTAACCAAGTTAAAAAATACTTAAGAAAACATAATTTCATAAAAATAGGGTGTTCAGCTCCTGACTCACTTTTAAAGGATATGTTTGTTAATGTTTATTCGTCTGGTGATATATATAATAAAAATCCAGATATACTTCTTCATAATTATATTGGGAATTTATAATAATTTATTAATCGTTAATCAATTATTTAATCATATTAAAGAAAGGTTTTTATATTAAAATAATATAAAATGCCCAAGAAAAAAGAAGATAGTATGTACGAACATTATTTTTCTTTATTAGAAAAATATAAAAAAAAATATGGAAAAGTTATGCTATTTTATCAAGTTGGTACTTTTTATGAAGTTTATGGATTATATAATGATGAAACAAAAAGCTATCACGAAACATTTGATGATTCTATTAGTATGAGTAAAATTTTGGATTGTCACGTAGCTTTAAAATCAAATGTAAAATATAAAGGTTATACTATATCAATGGCTGGATATCCCCTCGCTTGTCCATTATCAAAAAATGTCCCAAAAATAATAAAAGAAGGATGGACTGTTCCAGTTTGGAAACAAAGTGAGCAAAATAAAAAGGAAAGATATGAATATAGTGTTTTTTCTGCCGGAACATCTTGGTTTAATGATACAAACAAATTATCAAATTGTTTTACTGTTTGTTGGCTTGAACAATACCCAAGCGATGTTGAATCCAGATCGCCTTATCTATATTGCGGATTGGCCAACATTGATATTTTTACGGGGAAATCTAACTTATTCCAGTTTAAATATTCCAATAACAAACTTCACAATGTTAATGCTTATGAAGATATTGAAAGATTCAATTCAATACATAAACCACGTGAATTCATTATTATTCATAATTATGAAAATAAAAAACATATAGACGATGTTATACAATGGACCAATTTATCCCCCAATAAAATGCATATTATTTCTATAACTGACCAGAATTCTGAATACGCAAAAGAAATTGATTCTTGTCAAAAAGAAGTTTATATTAGAGATGTTTTTAGAGATTTTTATCCAAAATATGATTTCTTTCAATTGATGAAAAGCACTACTCTCGAAGAATTCCCTTACGCACAATACGCTTTCTCTTTCTTATTAAATTTCGTAAAAGAATGTAACTTCTTATTAACCAAAAATCTACATACCCCGGTAATAGAAACTATTAACGATAAACTTCTTCTAGCCACGCATTCCTTAAAACAATTAAATATTATTAATACCGATGGTCGTAAAAATAATACAGCCAGCATTAACAACTTTATTAATAAAACAAACACTAATATGGGGAAAAGAAGATTTTTTCAACAAATAACACACCCTTCATGTAACCAAGAATTTTTAAATCAAGAATATGATATGATCGAATATGTTTTAAACAATGAACATTTCTTAGATTTTCGCGATCAATTAAACAATATTAAAGACATTGAAAAATTGTATAGAAAAACTATACATTTAACAGCCAAACCTTATCAACTTTCTACTTTTTATAATAACTTATCAATTATTGAAAGCATAAAAAAAATATTAGAAAATGATGATACATTCGCGAAATATATTGATTCCAAATGCGATATCGAAAAATTGTCTCATTCTATAAAACAATTACAAACTTTTTTTGAAACCCATCTTAATTTTTCTTTATGTAATGACTTACAAGAAGTTCAATGTGAAACCAACTTTTTTAAAAGGGGTTTATTTTCATCTTTAGATAAATACGAAAAACAATATATTGAATCAAATCAAGAATTGGATATCATTAGAAAAGAATTAATACAAATAGGAAAAAGTATCAAAGGCGTTACTACTAAAAAATCAATAGAAAGTGATACAGTAATTGTTACTCATAAAACCGAAAAAAGTGGAGTATTTTTAAAAATAACAAGTGCCAGATCAACTAAAATGAAAACACATTTCAAAAATTTAAAAATCCCACCCATTAACTTAAATTGGAAATCCAATTTTGATAATTCTTCTATTATAACAGAAATAAATACAGATAATTTAGAATTCAAATCTGTTAGTGGATCCGAAAGTAGCGGTAAAAAAATAACAAGCAAAAAATTAACCGATGTATATAGTTCAATTTTACAATCAAGTGAAAATCTTAACGAAGAATTAAATATTCAATTCAAAAAATTCCTTAAAAAACTTAATGCTTATTTTCGTGAAATAGATTTAGTTATTGAATTTGTTACTCTAATCGATATTTTACTAACTAAAAGTTACATTTCAAAAAAATATAATTATTGTAAGCCATCTATTAGACAACACGAACGTTCTTTTTTGTCCGCAAAAGATTTAAGGCATCCATTAGTAGAGCATATAAATACTGAAGAAGTTTATACCCCTAACGATGTTACTTTGGGTAAAGAACATACCGGCATGTTAGTATTTGGAACAAATGCTGTTGGAAAAACAACATTAATTAGAGCTATCGGTTGTAATATTATTATGGCCCAAGCAGGAATGTTTGTCCCTTCTACTGAATTTATTTATTATCCTTATAAAACATTGTTCACCAGAATTTTAGGGAATGATAATTTATTTAAAAATTTGAGTTCTTATGCTGTTGAATGCACTGAAATGGAATTAATTGTTAATAATTGTGATGAAAATTCTTTAATATTAGGCGACGAATTATGTAATGGAACAGAAATAGGTTCTGCTTATAGCATTATGTCGCAAAGTTTAATTTGGTTTAATAAAACACAATCATCTCATATTTTCGCAACACATTATCACGATATAACCAAAATAAAAGAAGTTTCTTCTATTAAAGAATTGTATATATGTCATATGGCTATCCAAAACCATAATGGTATTATTATGTATGATAGAAAAATAAAAGAAGGTCCGGGAAATAATAGTTACGGATTAGAAGTTCTAAAATCGTTTAATTTCCCCGATGAATTTGTAAAAGGAGCTTTTAAAATTAGAAATAAGTTGGAAGGTAAAAACAAATTAAGTTTAACAAAAAAGAAAAGCTCATATAACTCTAAAAAATTAAAAGGTGATTGTGAATTTTGTAAAAAAAAAGGTGTTGATATCCATCATTTAACTCCCCAAGAATTCTCCGATAAAAATGGATTTAATAAATATTTTCATAAAAATCATACAGCAAATTTAGCTAATGTTTGCAAAGGTTGCCATATAATGTTTACAAAACAGGGCATAATTCATAAAAGAACAAAAACCATTGGGGGTGAAAAAGCTTATACTTTAGTTGAAACTTAATCTTTATATAATATAAGTATGGGTAAATCAAAAAGAAAATATAGAAAAAAATATAAAAGAACGCGTAAAAAAAGAGGCGGGATACCGTCCTCCAACAATACGTTATTTAAAGTTACTAAAAATCCCGATCTGGAAGAACAAGCGTGTATTCAACACTTAGACCCAAAAAACAAACTATATAATAAAACACCTACTTGGATTCAATATTTGGAAGCCGCAAATAAGGTGATTAGACCAAAAGAAAAGTTAGCTGAACGCAAAAAATGGTGTGGTTTAAAAAACCATGATAATGACCGAACCAAAAAAGGATACTGCCATAGCAATAGCGGTACAGCAGAAGTTAAAATATCCAATATGACAAATGATAGATGCTTACCAAATACAAAAAAAGGAAAAACTTGTAGAATACGTTTAAGACCTGAGGACGTACATCATTGTACTCGCACCTGTGGCAGACCAGTAAAAAATGATAAAGATATAAACCCTAACCTGTATAAACAAAAATTAACTGAAAAGAAATTAGAATGCAACGATGCAAAAGTATTTATCGGTAATCAATTTTATTCTCTTCCAGATTCATTGGAAGCAATAGAAGAATACGATAAAGAAGTTGAGGAAAGAAAGGAAAAGAAAAAAAAAGAAAAAGCAAAAAAAGCCAGAGCATTAGCAAAGGCAGAAGCAGCAGCCAAGAAAGCAAGAGAAGAAGAAGCCCGTTTAAAAGAAAAACAAGATGCCGATGCTAAGAAAGCAAGAGAAACATCATTAGCAAAAGAAAAAAAAAGAGTAGATGATGCTAAAATGAAATGTGTCCAAGATATGAAGAAAGAATTGAAAGATAAAGTTGGTAAAATCAATAAAGATATTTTAACACATGGAGATAAAAAATATAGTACCATAAAGGAATTATTTGATGAAAATCATGAAGAATTATTTTCTCACGAAGCTATTAAACTTGTAGAAGAAAAACTTAGAATGTTAAACGGTTTAAACCATGAAGTATCCGACAAATTAGACGAGTGTTATGAAAAAATCTCTGATACTAAAGATTTTAGCCAAGAAGCAGACGATAAATTCGAAGAAGCTTTTAATGAATACAAAGAACAAATTGAAAAAATGTATGTTGGTATCGTAGATGTAAAAATGGATTTATTTAAACAAGATCAAGAATTGTATGATATATATACGCCAATGGATTTAAAAAATGGAATACCTTTCGCACAAATTGGCGATGATGTTCCAACAAAATGTCGTCAAAAAAAACTATGCGATGATAAAAGGAAAAAAGAAATAAGGGAAAAGAAAAAATTATCCAAAATCCCCGAATTTTGCATAGGTAGCGTTGTCCAAGGTGGTATTTATCCAAAAAGTTCTTTTGATTATACTGGTGTTGTTATTGGAAACGCAATAGAAAAAGGCGTTCCTCCTGTATATTTGAATTTAAGTGGTGTGAGAGGCATGAGTAAATATCCGGGACCTTTATATCCTGTTGTATATCACTCACCATATTATAATAATGGTTCATGGCCTTTTTATGGTCTTATGTATGGTGTCCATAAACCAACAAAAGGTAAAACCGAAGAGTTTAAGACTTGGTATTATAAAATGTTAAAAAGACACGGGGATATAATAGGAGAATATCCTAAAAACACATTAGATGCGATGATACGTGGAATAATCACGCAGAAAGGTAAAAAAAACTTGGGAAAAAATCCGCAATTAGTTCCTGAGCCATTTATTAGATATATACCGTGTAAGCAGACCGCAAAAGCCCAAGCAGCATATAATAAATCAAGACCAACATGCACCGGTGCTTTAGTTTGTAAAAAACCAAGATATCAAAGAAGTGAAAAATTATGTCGTGCAACCCCGGGTTGTAAATATATTGGGAAGAAAGGAGGAGGAAGAAGAAAAAAGAAAAGAACAAGAAGAAAAAAGAATAAAAAAAGACGATGTACAAAGAAAAAACGTTAATTATTAAATAAATTATATTAATAATTAATATATGAGTAGAGTGGCGAATGATTTAAAGAATTTAGGACCCGACACCTCAAGTGTATTTTCTTATTTGAAAAAAAATGGCGAGTCGATATATGTATTTGTTTGGGCTTTGTGTATAACCATAATATTATTAAATTTTTTCAATGTAGATATGACCGATCATGGAAAAAAAGCAGTTTTTAAAAACGTAGCAGTATATGAACAATTTAAAACCGCTTGCGAAAATCCTAATAAAAATTGTCCAAAAAAAGTTGGTAAAGATAGTTGTGTTTATAATGAATGTTGTGTATGGGCTAAAAGTAAAAATGGTGCAACGTGTATTCAAGGAGATAAAGATGGCCCTGAAGAAGATAATGATTCAAAAGGTAGCAAATACGATGAGTATTGGTATTTAAAAAAAAGACATAAAATAAATTAAAAATAAAATTGATTAAAAAGAATAATCCTATTGTATATAAATATGATTATCCCAATAAAATGCTTTACATGTGGTAATGTTCTTGCCGATAAATACGCTTACTTTAAAAAAGAAGTGGCTGCGGAAAAAACTAAAAATGGTGAAGATATAAATAAGGTTATATATTTAACAGAAGACAATATTCGTAAAACAATTGAAGGTAAAGTGATGGATGATTTAGGATTAACGAAAATGTGTTGTAGAAGGCATTTCTTAACACATGTTGATATTGTCGGATAAAAAAAATATCTAATTAATTAATATAATGGTGAAAACAAGAGTAGCAACAAGAGGTTTAAAAAAAAGACGAGCTTATAGAGCCCGCGTTAAAAAATCCAGTTGTCGCGGTAAAAGAGGTAGAACTTGTAACAAATCAAAAAGTTGTAAATATACACGCGGTAAGAAAAGAAAATATTGCCGTAAAAAGAAAAACTCCAAACTAACTATGAAAGGAGGTAAAAGAAGAAAAACGCGTAAGCGTAGAAGAAGGCGTAAAAGGCAAAGAGGTGGTAGTGGGTGCCCATATGAAAAAAATATGGGGGAATATTTCACTTTAAGACCTTATAATAATTTATCCGGAGGAGATCCAGCACGTTCTTTAATAAATTCCAATTCCAATAATAAGGTTCCTATCCCATATAAAACCAGTGGAGGAGGTAAAAGAAAAAGAAAGTTACAAAAGGGAGGTTCAGCTTTCCAAAAAACTGGTTTAGGGGATTTAGGACAATTGTACTATAGTGTAGGAAATGGAATTAGTAATTTCGGAAATACATGGAGAGGTAAAGCAGCAGCAATAGGTGGTAATGTTATGGACCAACCCGAATTACTTAAATCAAGCGATTATAGACACGCAATTCCAGATGTTAAAGGTCATCATAAAAATGGTGTCGTTGAAGCAGCGGGTAAAGGAACTTCGGCATAATTTTAATTAATTAATTTTTTTATATAATTAATTAATATAAATGAAAAACGTTATGAATAATTACACAAAAATATTTAAATCACTATGTTCTCCTGCTCAATTGTATTTTGTTTTATCCGCATTGAGTTTCGTTATGATTTTATTACAAAATTGTAGTGATAGTAGTTCTTATCAAATAGGGACAATGAAAGTTAAACCAGAATGTCACAATGCCGTATTTTTTATTTTTAAAGCATTGTATATTTTAGGATTTACTTATTTATTAAACTGGTTCTGTGGTAAAAAACTTAAAACATTATCATGGATAATTGTGTTATTACCATTTATTGCTATGTTTTTAATTTTGGGAGCCACAATGATTGGTATTATGAGTTCAAAGAAAGAAGGTTTTAAAGAAGGTGCTGATGGTGATGACGATGCTGATGACCAGGGAGAAGAAGACGACGAAGATAATGACGACGATGATGACAACGATGAAGATGAGGATGATGATGATGATGTTTAATTGAATAATAATTAATTTGAATTAAATAATTATTATTTATAGTTAATATAATGGAAAAAAATGATTTTATTTGGAAAACAATAAATACAATGTTTAACGATAATAAGAATTTTTTAGTGAAACATCATTTAGAATCTTATAATGATTTTTTTAAAAACGGTTTGAAAAATATATTAAAAGATAAAAATCCATTAAAATTCTTTAAGGAAAAAATGGGAAACGACGAGTTTAAATATCAATTTGAAATGTATTTTGGTGGAAAAAATGTAGATAAAATTTACTATGGAAAACCAGTAATTTACGATAGAAATAATTCTGAAGAAAGAGAACATTATATGTACCCTAATGAAGCACGTTTAAGAAATATGACTTATGGGTTTACGATACATTATGATGTTGTTGTTGATTATACTATATATTTGGATGGTGAAAGTGAGCCACATAAAGAAACCTATACAATAGAAAAAGTGTTTTTGGGTAAATTCCCAATAATGATTAATTCGGATTATTGCTTACTTAAAGGTTTAGACAACGAAGTTAAATTCAATTTGGGCGAATGTAGAAATGAAAACGGTGGATATTTTATAATCGATGGAAAAGAAAAATCTATAATGTGTCAAGAAGGCCGGGCCGATAATATGCTTTATGTTAAAGAACATAAATCAGACGACCTTTACAGTCATTCGGCAGAAATAAAATCAGTTAGCGAAGACGCTTCAAAACCCAATAGAACATTATCTGTAAGAATTGTTAATGAGACACCTTCTAAAAAAAATGGACATATAGTAGTCAATATCCCTCAAGTAAGAGCACCAATCCCTTTATTTATATTGATGAGAGCACTCGGTATTATATCAGATAAAGAAATTATTCAAACTTGTTTGTTAGAAGAAATCGGTACTGAAAAAATAGTTAAAAATGAAGCCTATATTGAATTATTTAGACCTTCTATCCATGACGCGGGACTTGTTTTTAACCAATTTGCTGCTTTAAAATATATAAAAGAATTATTAAAATATAAATCAGATTCTAATGTTTTACAAATATTAATGTTATATTTTTTACCACATATAGGCGAATTAAATTTGAAACATAAAGCTTATTATTTAGGATATATGGTAAAAAGATTATTGGATGTATATACCAACAATGAAAAACCTACAGACAGAGACTCATATAGTTATAAAAGAATTGAAACACCAGGTGTTTTACTATATAAACTATTTCAAGAATATTATAACAAGCAATATTCACACATTTATAGAATAATGGATAAAGAATTTTTTTATAAAGGTAGTCGCTCAGGTGCTAATATTTATAATGAGAAAAATTTTAAAAATTTAATACAAAGCAATGAAAAAATGATATTTGTGGGAGATGGAAAACATACCAGTCGTATTGTAGAGCAAGGGTTTAGAAGAGCATTTAAAGGAGATTGGGGTTCGGATATTCATACGAAAAGAGCTGGAATTGTTCAAGATCTTGATCGATTATCATTTTTTGCATCTCTTTGTCAATTGCGTAAAACTAATTTACATATCTCAGCCGATGGTGCAAAAATAAGAGGACCTCGTTTCATCAATTCCACGCAATACGGTTTAATTTGTCCTATCAATTCTCCCTCTGGAGGCAATACCGGATTACATAAGCATTTATCAACATCCACCTATATTACAAGAGGTGTAAGCTCCTTGCCCTTTTTTGATTATATAAGAAATATTTCAAAGATAGATGAAGATAGCAAAGATTATATAAATATAAAATTAATTGAAGAATGTTCTTTATCACAATTAACGTATTTCACAAAAATTTTCATTAATGGATGTTGGTTTGCTTTAACGGATATGCCCAATTTATTATGCGAATTGATGCGTTCTCATAAAAGAAATAACATTATAGACCCATTTGTTAGTATTTATTTTAATATTAAATTAAACGAGATATTAATTAGTACAGATGCTGGAAGACCTTGCAGACCATTATTTTATAAAATGTTAGATGGAAAATGGAGTCAAGAGAGAGAGTTTAAAGATAATATTAATTGGTTTAATTATACTAAAGGCTTTAAAAATGAAGAAAATGAATTATTTAAAACACAACGAAAAAGAATGGATTTAGTGAATAATGGTTCTATAGTTGAATTTATTGATACAATGGAAGGTGAAGGCATGTTATTGGGACATTCGGGTAAAAACATAGAATCTTTTGATAAAAATGTTACACATATGGAAATACATCCGTCGCTAATATTGGGTATAATGGCTAACCAAATTATATTTCCAGAACATAACCCTTACCCCCGCAATGCCTTTGCGTGTAGTCAAGCAAAACAAGGAGTTAGTGTATTCCATTCTAATTATAGAAATAGAGTTGATAAAACCGCGTTATTTTTGAATTATGGACAAAACCCTTTGACCAAAAGTAGATATTTAAAACACGCTTGTAATGATAATGTTCCTTATGGTGAAAACGCCATAGTAGCCATCATGTGTTATACGGGATTTAATGTTGAAGATGCTATTATTTTAAATCAAGGTGCTATTGATAGGGGTTTATTCAATACTACTAAGTTTGCTGTTTATGAAACGTTTGAAGAATCTGTTATGATTGGTGGTGGAGAAAAAAATAGTAAAATAATGAATGTTTATGACCCCGCAAACAATGTTACTAATTTTAAATCTGGTTATGATTATTCAAAGTTAGATAGTAATGGATTAATAAGAGAAGGGGAAATTATAAATGAAAAAACTATACTTATTGGAAAAGCTACATTGCCTATGAATTCTGAAGATGAAAAAAAAGATGATTCGGTGAAACCTAAAAAAGGAGAAACGGGCATTATAGATAAAGCTTTTATTACTGAGAGTAAATCGGGAACAAGAATAGCAAAAATTAGAATACGTAGTATTAGACAGCCCGCAATTGGAGATAAATTTTGTTCCAGGGCAGGACAAAAGGGAACGGTTGGTATAATTTTACCAGAAATAGATATGCCTACAAGTTCTACCGGTTTAAAACCAGATATTATCGTAAATCCTCATGCTATGCCATCAAGAATGACTATTGGTCATATTGTAGAAGCTATTACAAGTAAGCTTGGGGCTATATATGGAGGATATGGTGATTGTACAGCATTCACAAATAAAGGTCCTCAACAAGAAATATATGGTAAGTATTTATTAGATGCTGGTATGGAAAAATATGGACAAGAAATTTTATATAATGGTATGACTGGTGAACAACTTGAAACGGAAATTTATATTGGTCCAACATATTATTTAAGACTTAAACATATGCCAAAAGATAAGATTAATTATAGAGCGAGAGGACCAAGAGACCAATTAACGCGTCAAACTGTAGGGGGAAGAGCGAATGATGGTGGTTTAAGGTTAGGGGAGATGGACCGCGATTGTGTTGTCGCCTACGGACTTTCACATTTTGTATTTGAAACCTTAATGAAAAGAGGTGACGAATTTCAAGTTGCTATATGTAACCAAACTGGTTGTATAGCCGCTTATAATCCTGATAAAAATATCTTTTTATCCCCATTCGCTGATGGACCTATTAAATTTGAAACTAATTTACAAAAATCATTAAATGTTGTAAATGTTACTAAATTGGGAAGAGAATTTAGTATAGTTAAGATACCATATGCTTTTAAATTATTGATGCAAGAATTACAAGGAATGAATGTTCAAATGAGAATTATTACCGAAGACAATATAGATCAATTACATTCATTGGCGAATGGTGGTGGTAAAGAAATTAAAAAACTAACTCACGATAACAAAGCGACTTATAAAAGTATTAAACGAGATACAGAAACCACGCAACGTTTAAATAATGGTAAAATAGATAGAAAAGAATTTTTGAATACACAAGCAATAGTAGAAGAAACAAATGTTCCTCAGATTATTTCAGGGTGGGAAGTTCCTTCAAGTGATTGGAATGTTCCAGGACAGGGTATTGATACGGGAATGGGAATGGGAATGGGTTTTGATGATGGTGAATGGGGCGAACAACAAGAATATAATCCTTATGCGGTTAATCAAACTACAATAACTACTGGTGAGGGATGGAATCAAGGTATTGTAGATAAGACACAACAAAACACAGCACCATTTCAACCCACAGAAGTAGAAAAAACACCCAATTTACATGATAAAGTTCTATTTAATGGTGGAGAAGGACACGTCTATGAATTACCCGAATGGGACGAAGATCCAGACAATATGTTATATGGAATTAGAAAGGCAGATGGTGCTGAAGTATTTCTTCCTTTACAAGATATAGTTGATTGGGAAAAAGACCCAAATTACGTTCCCGATGAAGGTGGTTCAGATAGCGAGGAAGAACATGAAGAAAAACCTCCATTGGTTATTGATAAAGATGGTGAAGAAATCAAATTGGGTTTAAATTTATTAAATGTTGAAGAAGATAAAGAAAAAGAGGGAGAGAAAGATGAAAAAGATACAGATGGAAAAAAAAGCGTTAAAATGGATTTATAATATTTATTATTTGTATATGGATACAATTAATAAATTAGATTTTATGATAACCAAGGCAATTTTTAAATCCTTCGATAATAAAATTTCAAAAAATATATCTCATTATTTGGGATTAATCCCTTATGAAATATATGTAATACCAGGAATGTATTTAGCTATTTTACAAATAATTTGGTTAGGAACACCAGACCCTATTCAATTTCATTTATTACCGCATTGGTTCGCGTATTCTATTTTCCAATTCTTAAAAAAGAGTATTAAAAGGCCAAGACCCGGATGTAAATATAAAGAATTGAGTAAATATATTGAAGCCAGTCATTGCACAAAAGGTCATGAATTACAATCTTTCCCAAGTGGTCATACAGGGGTTGCTTTTTCCTTAGCTACCGCATTATTTATGGAAATGAACTATTCGAAACTATCACATTTTTTTGAAATAACTATTGAAAAGACAAGTACAAAGAAAATAATATCAGGAGCTGGATTATTTGTAGCATCAATGATAGGATTACATAGAATAAGTAAAGGATATCATAGTTTTATAGATGTATTAATTGGTGCTATTGTAGGTTCATTGATAGGCATGTTTTCTTGGTTAATATTGGAACATTATAAACAATTTTATGATAAATTATGTGAAAAAAATAAAGATGTGAAAGAATGTGAAAATTATAACTATGAACAAGATGGTTTGGAGATCCAATATTGGCTTAAAAATTGGACGTTAGATGGATATCATACTGTTACAAACCCAACTGTTAATACAGCAATAAAAGTAGGCAGATTTATTTTATCTATCCCTATATTATTTTTATCATTGAAATTTTTTACGAAAGATATTTTCCATTTAACCAATATCAAACATTAATAAAATAAAATTGATTTAAATATTTTATTTTATGAGATATATAATATAATGAGTAGCAAAACCAATAGTAGCACAATTGCAAACATATATAAATCCAGAAATATCATATTGGAACAGTTAAAAAATAGAGGTTACGATATAAGCGATCATGAAGATAGAAGTATAGTAGAATTGCAAGTACAATATAATGCGAAACCCCCACAACTGGACATGTTACTACCTTCTTCGGATCCCAATTCAAATAAGAAATGTTTTGTAAAATACCATTTAGTAGGAAAGATAAGACCTTCTCAAGTATATGAATATATTGATGATATATTTAATATTGATGATATATTAACAAGGGAAGATGATTTTATAATTGTAGTCAAAGACAATCCAAATGATACTCTTATTAAATTAATGCAGGATATTTGGAATAACGACAAAATTTACTTTTCAATATATAATTTGCATAATTATTTATATAATATCATTGAACACGAATATGTTCCTGTTCATACTGAGTTAAATGAAGAAGAAATTAATGAAGTTAAGGAAAAATATAATATTATGGAGGATTCACAATGGCCCGAAATATCGCGGTTTGACCCGGTAGCACAAGCAATTGGTCTTAGACCAAAAGGTGTATGTGAAATTATAAGACCCAGCGAAACAGCAATAACGTCAAAATATTATAGAATGTGTATTTAATATTAATTATAACATAATTAATAATGTTAATAATTAATATATGGTATATGATAAAGATTGTAATGAAAAATTTCCCAATAGATCCCAAATAGTCATTGATCAGAAACGATATGATGAATATTGTATGAAAGATAAAACATGTGCTACTTGGCAACCCATTAACGATGCTGGTGAAAAAGTACCGTGGCCTTCTGAATGTACGCCAGACACATATAAAAAAATGCCTCTAATAGCAAGAGGGAGTTTGTGTAAAGATATTAGAAAAAAATATAAAAAGCTATCTAATCTACAGAATGATTTAGACGGTTATAAATCTCTTTTTAAAGATATATCAGATAATTTTGTTAATAAATATAGTGATTGGATTAGAGATAGGACCCAAGATACAAAAGATGAGTATACTGAATATGAAAGTGATTGGGGTAAATTAAAAATGAAAATGGTAGAAAGAAATACAGAAGTTAAAGATATGATGAATGAATATAAAACAAGAATAACCGGCATAACTCAAATGGTAGATAGAGATATGACTGAGCATGATAAATTAACAAAAAAAATTAATAAAACAAAAAAAACACGTATGCGCATTGGGACCGAGTTAGCAAAAACAGATAATTATAATAAAACATCAGGACACATTATAGAAACTATTTATTATAGTACGGCTATAGCGGTAATGTGTATTTTTTTAAAAAAATTAAATTAATATATTAATTATTATCAAATTAATATATCATAAATTATATATATATGCAAGATATGGAAAGTTTAAAACAAGGGATTTTTTTTAGTGTAAAAAAGACTGGTTATCAAACAACACATCCGGAGGTTTTAAAATATAATATGACAGCCAATAAAGTGCAAAAAAATATCATGGAAGGTTTTCAGGAAGGAAATACAGATAAAATAGAGTGGAAAATATTTTCGAATCAAAGAATTAATTACTATAAAGGTTCTAATAAAGGCAATTTTCCTAATGGTGAGCCAAAATTCAAAGATGGTTCTTTAGCGGATATAAAAAAATATATACAAGATCACGCCTCCAGTGGTGATTATTTAGGATTTGAATATGTTAAAAAAAGAAATAGGGCATATTTTATGAAAAAAGATACTGGTGATTTACCTAAAAATAGAGGTAAAATCCCGGGACTCAAACACGCAAATGGGGTTGAAACATATTTAGTATTAAATAACGGCATGCCTGAAGCAACTGAACAAAGCATTTTGGGGGATGACGAAATCGCAAAATTAA